ATAAAATGTGTAATAATTGCAACAAATCAATCTGGCCCCAGCCTTCCAACGGATACAGCATATACTGGTCAATTTATAACACCACGAGCAATTAGCGGAGTCTATCCAGTAGTTACTTCAAATATTTCAGCAACATTATATTGGAATCAATCAGCAGGAGCAACTGGATATGAAATTCAATATTGGCAATCAAATGTTTACTATAATGTTTCTTTAGGAAATACAAATTCTTGGACTTTGGATACAACAGCTTTTGATCCGCAATATGGAATAGGAATTTATATAGCTCCAGTCAATAATTCTAATCCAGCAACTACTGCATTGGGCGGATATAAAGTTCAAGGCGGAGCAACAAATTCATCTTTTGCTGATATTAGACCAAATAAGCCTTCTGTAATATTTACTGCACCTGGTGGACAAACTAATGGAAGTAATGCATCTTGGACAGTTAATAATATGACTGAAACATCATGGGAAATTTACGCAGCTTTTGGTATATTTGCAAATAGCCCATCACTTACTTATTATGGCACAACAGGAACAAGTCAATTTTTACAATACTATGATCCAACAACAATAAGCGGACCATGGTATGTTAAAGTTACTGGAACAGTTTTAGGATATTCCACTCCTCAAGTAATACAAAGTAATAATGTAACTTTTCAAACTGCCCCAAATCTTCCATCTCAGGGTGTTATTGGATTATACCCAACAGGAACTCAATATTCTGGAACACCAATATCTGGTGCTTTAACTACAAGCTGGTCAGACGCAACAACTGTTGATACTGGATTAATAGTTAAATATGGATCTGCTCCAACATCTGTTACTGATGGCACACGGATTTCAGGATCATATACTATAACAAGCTCTGATGTAAATGCAAATGCTTATTTTAAAGCATATTCAATTGCAACTAATGCTATTGGAACTGTTAACATAATTTCTAGCGAAACAATTCATGCTATAGCGACCCCATCTGGTGGAGGTGGTGCTGGTTCAGGAGGAGGATCAACTACAACCTATTACTCCGTTCCAGATTTAACTGGATCACTTGTTGGCAGTGTTATGAACGGCGGAAATGGATATACTGTTTATGTAGGCTCAACAGTAGCAACAACAGTACAAAGTTTAGATGGAATAATTGCAACACAAAGCCCAGCATCGGGTACTCAAATTGATACCTTAAACTTGCCAGTACAAATTACTGTTCATTATTATGCATGGAATAATTCACCAACAAATGTTGGTACCACATACACGGTCCCAGACCTTGTCACTAGTACTATAGCAGATGGAAACTATGAAACATATATTATTAATACAAATGGAGTATTCGGAACATCAGACCATACATCAAATAATCAAATACGGTCACAATCTCCAATAGCTGGAACAGTATATAATAACCCCACTTTACCTTATACAATAAATGTTGTTCGATACCAATATCAAGCTGGAAGTTATTCAATTTATGTAGATTGTAATGGTTTTTCTGGAAATTATTTTGGTACTTATGGTACTCCAACCCCATCAAGCGGTCATTCTTTTCTTACTGGAACTACATCAAATGCAAACCTTAGTTCAGCCGATATTATTGCAATATTAGGAATACCAGATGCATGTGCTCCGTATACTTCATTTACACCACCATCATTCTTTGCCCCACCATTCTTCTTTAGCCCACCATTCTTTTTCGCACCACCAGCATTCTTTTCACCACCAGCATTCTTCTCACCACCAGCATTCTTTTCACCACCAGCATTCTTTGCCCCACCATTTTTCTTTAGTCCACCATTCTTTTTCTCACCACCAGCATTCTTCTCACCACCATCATTCTTTGCCCCACCATTCTTCTTTACTCCACCATCATTCTTCTCACCACCAGCATTCTTTTCACCACCGTCATTCTTTAGCCCACCATCATTTGGCGGTGGCGGTGGTTGCTTAATATATGGAACAGAAATTTTAATGGCAGATGGAAGTTGGAAAAATATGGAAACTCTTCAAGTTGGCGAACTTGTTATGGCAGCAGATATTCCAACAGTACCAGACGATGATACACTATTTAGTTATATGACAACGTGGTCGTCAGAAGATATATCTGCAACCACTAAAACTACCTCAGAAGTTACAAATGTTGAATTAAACACATACAATAGATATTACAGAATAAATGATTTAATTAATATTACATGGGAACACATAATTCCTTTCCAAAGAGATGGAGTTTGGAGATTTAAAAATGTATTAAGTCTTGAAGTTGGGGACATGATCATGAACGATAACCTAGAAATTGTTCCAGTGGTATCTAAAGAAGAAATAGTTGAAGATGTCAATACTGTAAGTATAAATATTGATCCAAAAGATGTTTATTTTGTAAGAGGGTTAATGACACATAATCAAACTTCTTATAAACAATAATTAAATAGGCTTTAAATTATAAAAATAGTTTGATATAATAAGATATGTTCATTAGGAGGTCAAAATGACCAGCAATTACCCAAATTCAAAAGATACTTTTATAAATCCTGGCCCCAAAGACGCATTGTCAGCACCATCACATTCCGATCTTCACATAAAAGTTAATTCAGCTGTTGAAGCATTAGAAGATGCAGTTGGAATAAATAATAGTCAAGATTCTAATTCATTAACATATAAAGTTAATAATTTATCAACAGCATTAACTTCTCTTTCAAATGCAACTGATGTTATAACACAACTTTTTGGTCTTGATGGAAATAACGATTTAACAGTAAATGGAATTGAAAATCCAACTATAATTGATAGTTTTCCAGCATCAGATTATCGAACAGCGGAATACGCATTGCAGATATCTCGGGGATCAGAATACTATTTCTCAAATGTAACTGCATTACACGATTCTACCAATATTTATGTTACAGAATCTGATATAATTTCTAATACAAATACTAATTTAGCCAATATATCTTTTGAAGCAACCAATGGTATAATTAGTTTAGTAGTAAGCCCAACAACAACCGCAGTAACCGCAAGATATTACCGCACAGCATTAAAGTAAAGCAGTAAAAGGAGTCATATAAATGGCAATAGTAAACAAAAATTTTAGAGTTAAAAATGGTTTAATTGTTGATGGAACAACAGCCACAGTTGGTGGATACAATGTATTAACTGAAGCATCAACAGCATTTATTATTTCCACAATTGGTGGTTCAGCAGATACTGCAAATACACCAAATGCCGTTGTAAAACGTGACGGGTCTGGTAATTTTGCAGCAGGAACAATTACTGCAAATCTTGTTGGCAATGTAACAGGCAATGTAACTGGAACAGTTTCAAGCCTTTCAAATCATGACACTGGAGATCTTGCGGAAGGATCTCATCTATATTTTACAAATGCTCGTGCATTAGCTGCAACAGCAGCAGCATATGATGCAGCAGGAGCAGCATCAAGCGCACAAGCAAATGCAGCAACAGACGCTACAGCTAAAGTAGCAGCAGAAGCTACAGCTAGAAATTCAGCAATTGCCTCAGCAATCGCCACAGAAGTTGCTGACAGAAACACAGCAATTTCATCTGCAACTTCAACTGAAGTTACTAATCGCAACACTGCAATTGCTACTGCAAAATCTGAAGCAATTTCAACTGCGTCAACAGATGCAACAACTAAAGCAGATGCTGCACGGACTGCAGCAACTTCAGCAGCAGCTACAGATGCCACTAATAAAGTAGCAGCAGAAGCAACAGCACGTAACACTGCAATTGCAACAGCTAAAGGTGAGGCAATTTCAACATCTGAGACTTATACAGATGGCAAAATTTCTGATCTCATTAATGGTGCCCCAACAATTCTTGACACACTTAAAGAAATTGCTGATGCATTAACTGCAGATGAAGGAACAGCAGCAACATTAGCTACCACAGTTTCAGGCAAAGTTTCAAAAGCAGGCGATACAATGTCTGGCAACCTTGCAATGGGAACAAATAAAGTAACTGGCCTTGGAACCCCAACAGCAGGTGCTGATGCAACAAACAAAGATTATGTAGATACAGCTAATACAAATCAATCTACAACATTAACAACAGCAATTGCAACTGCTAAATCAGAAGCAATTTCCACAGCCTCTTCAGATGCAACTTCTAAAGTTGCTGCAGAAGCTTCTGCAAGAAATTCAGCAATTTCAACAGCAGTTTCAGGTGAAGCAACAGCTCGTGATACAGCAATTGCTACAGCAAAATCAGAAGCAATTTCTTCTGCAAACACAACTCAAGCAGCAGCAAATACTGCTCAATTAAATGGAACAACAGCTTTTACAACTGTTAATGTAAATGATGTGTCAGCAATTCGGGCAGCAACTGCAACAGTAGCATCAGCGGGAACAGTAAATGCACTTACATGGTCAGCATCTGATTACCGTACAGCTAAAGCCCTTGTTAAATTTAAAAATGGAGTAAATACTCAAGTTTCTGAAATACTACTTACACTTGATACAAGTAATAACGTAGCAATAACAGAATTTGGTTCAATTACAACGGGCACCGACCTAGGAACAGTATCAGCAGCATATGCTTCGGGTAACGTTTCAGTATCAGTAACAACAGTTTATGCATCAACTGACATCATGGTTCATGCAACATTAATTAAATAATTAAATAAAAGGTTGGGGATCCTTTCAAAATCCCTAACAAACAATTAGGGGATATGTGAACTTAAATGACAACAGTAAATAAAAACTTTAAAGTTAAAAATGGCATTAATGTAGCGGGCACCGCAACAATTTCAGGAGCAGCCACTTTTGAGTCAGACGTAAATGTCGGTAGTTTAAATTTAAATTCCACCCCAATTCAATTTGATCAAACTACACAAACATTACAAATTTATATTAATAATGCATGGCAGCGAATTGCTTTTAAGTCAGAAATAGATTCAAATGCAACTGCCATTTCTTTTATGGATGTTGGCCTAGCCATTGATTACAATGGGCAGCCAATCTACACAATTTACGCTAATGGCGTAGTTACGACAGCAACAAAATTTGCAGATGGAGCAAATCCAGCTACAGAAGCTTTTGCATTAACCTTTGATTCAGGAACAATTTAATTGTTTTTGAATTATTGTAATGCTATAATTTACAAATAAGTCTAAAAATAGGGGTGGCATAATGTCAACAGTAAGAATTCAAGTACGTAGAGGAACCTCCGCAGAATGGGCCTCAGTTAATCCAATCTTAGCAGCGGGAGAAATGGGCCTTGAGTCTGATACTAATTTTATTAAATTTGGTAACGGAACAAATACTTGGACAGCCCTTGGTTATGCTAACGAACCTTTAGCAAACCTTCAAAATACATTAGCAGAATACATACCCGTATCAGATATGGGAGTTGCCAATGGAGTTGCCACATTAAACTCATCAGGCAAAGTACCAGCCTCACAATTAGATATTACTGAATTATCTCAAGATGCAGTTGCACAAGCAATTACAGCTGGCACTGGAATTTTAAAAAATTATGATGATGCAGCAAATACATTAACAATTTCAGCTGATACATCAGTTCTTGCTACAAAAGCAGAGCTTGTAGAATCAGCACAAGATGCAATGGCAAGCGCATTATCAGTTGGAACAAATTTAACTAAAAATTATGATGATGCAGCAAATACTTTATCTATAACTTTAGCAAATTCTCCTTCATTTTCTGGAACACTAACAGCATCAGAAATTGATGCGGTAACAGCAAATATAACTGGAACATTAACAGCGGGAACAGTAAATGTTTCTAATTTAAATGTAACTGGTACTACAACTACTGTTAATTCAACAAATCTTTCCATTGCAGATCCCCTTATTTATATGGGTACTAGCAATAGCGCAAATACAAATGATCTTGGATTTGTTGGACATTTTAATGATGGCACATATCAACATACAGGACTTGTAAGAGATCATTCAGACGGAACCTGGAAATTATTCTCTGGTGTTATAACAGAACCAGCAAGTGGAGCTATTGATTTAACAACTCACACTAAAGATAATTTAGAAATTGGATTACTTTCAGCGACTTCAGCAAATATAGGATCAGTAACAAATTCAGAAATTCAACAGCTACACAATGTAACCAGACCAATTCAAACACAACTTGATGAAAAATTAAGTACTGCAAATGCTGCAAGTACATATGCACCAATTTCATCACCAACATTTTTAGGAACCGTTACTCTCCCAGGAGGAACCGTAACCTCTACAATGATTGCTCCTAGCACAATTACAAATGTAAATATAAGCTCTTCAGCAAGTATTGACCCAACTAAGGTTGCAGGAACTGCAGTAACTCAAGCAGACACTGGTTCAGTAACATCAACAATGATTGCTGATAATTCTGTTACCTCTTCAAAAATTTTAAATGGAACAATTCTTGATGTAGATATTTCCCCATCAGCTGCAATTGCACAATCAAAGATTTCTGGACTTACAACAGCGCTATCTGCTAAAGCAACATCAGCAGACCCACAATTTACTGGAACAATTTCATTCCCATCGGGTTCTATTTCAGGAAGTTTTATCGTAGATGAAACAATTACTTCTGCTAAAATTACAAATGGAACAATTGCAACAATAGATATTGCAGACGGTGCCATTAATTCAGCAAAAATTGCAGACAATTCAATTGTAAATGGAGATATTAGTCCAGCAGCAGCAATTGCTTATTCTAAATTAAATTTAACTGGATCAATTACCTCATCAGATATTGTTAATGGAACAATAATTAATGAAGATATTTCAGCATCCGCAGCAATTGCTTATTCTAAATTAGCCCTTGTTAATTCTATAGTATCAGCAGATATTGCAGATTCAGCTATTACCTCAGCTAAAATTGCTGACGGCACAATTATAGATGCAGATATTAATGCGTCAGCTGCAATTGCACAGTCTAAAGTTTCAGGTTTAGTTCCTGCTTTAGCAGCATTAGCTCCAATTGCATCACCAACATTTACTGGTACTGTTTCTGGAATTACAAAATCTATGGTTGGGCTTTCAAATGTAGATAATACAACAGATGCTCTTAAGCCTATATCAACAGCTACACAAGCTGCTTTAGATGCTAAGTCACCACTTGCCTCACCAACATTTACAGGAACTGTAATTCTTCCAAGTGGAACAGTTACTTCTGGAATGATTCTTGATGGCACAATTGTAAACGCTGATATAAATACAGCAGCTGCAATAGCTGCAACTAAGGTTGCAGGAACTGCAGTAACTCAAGCAGACACTGGAACAATTTCTACAGCAATGATTGCTGATTCAGCAATTACATCAGCTAAAATTGCTGATGGAACAATTGTTGATGTAGACATTAATGCCTCAGCAGCAATTGCTCAGTCTAAAATTTCAGGACTTTCATCAAGTTTTGCTTTAAAAGCTGATTTAGCTTCTCCAACATTTACTGGAACACCAGTAGCTCCCACAGCAGCAGCTGGAACAAATACAACACAACTTGCAACTACTGCATATGTTAGAGGAGAAGTAACTGCTCTTGTAAATGGAGCATCGGCTGCTTTAGATACTCTTGGAGAATTAGCAGCAGCACTTACTGCTGACGAAGCAACCGCTGCAACTCTTTCTACATTAGTAGGAACAAAAGCACCACTTGCCTCACCAACATTTACAGGAACTGTAACAATTCCTGCAGGCGCAAATATCTCAGGATTTGCTAAAATTGCATCACCAACATTTACTGGTACAGTAACAATTCCAACAGGAGCATCAATTACATCTCCAACAATGTCTGGAACAGTCACATATGCATCAGGTGGATTAATCCAGTTCTCAGACGGAACACAGCAATCAACTGCTGGAGTTGCATCACTTACAACAATTGGAGCATCAATTTCTGCAAACACAAACTTATCATCAATAGGTTTAACAGCAAGAGATCAAATGATTCCAGTGGCTGGAACAGTAAATATTACAATACCAGCAAATGCTACAACCGCATATCCAGTAGGAACATCAATAGATTTCTATCAAGCTTCAGGTTCATTAGCAGCCTTTGTAGCTGATTCTGGAGTAACATTTATAAATACACCAGGTCTAAAGCTTAGAGCAACTGGATCAGTAGCTACAGCAATGAAGGTTGCAACCAATACATGGTTAATCTTCGGAGACCTATCAGCTTAATAATTTAAAAAATAAAGGGGAATAAATAATGTCAAAGCAAGCAGGTAAATTTTCAGAGTCAGCAAATGACTTCTTGGCTCCAAAACAACCTACAATTGGTACAGCAACTACATCTGGTACAGGACGAGCATTTAATAATGGTATTGCTACAGTAACATTTACCCCAGATTCAACCTATGCAGCTACTTCATTTACAGTAACATCTTCTCCAGGAGGATATACTGGAACTGGAGCATCTTCACCAGTATCAGTAACTGGATTACAATCAAATACAGCATATACATTTACTGTTGTTGCTACAAATGCAGTGGGAAGCTCCCCTTCTTCTGCTGCATCAAATTCCATAACAGCTACTACAGTGCCAGATACCCCAGCAGCCCCAGTAGCGACAGCTCAAGTAAATCAAGATTCTGTTACATGGGTTGCTCCATCAGACGGAGGATCAGCTATAACTGGCTATACTTTAATTTCTTCTGATGGACCAACATATGCAGAAACCTTATTAACCCATGTTGTTCCAGAAACAGCAAATACCTCACAATCTTATACAGTTTATGCAACAAATGCTAATGGAAATTCAGCAACATCAGCAGCTTCCAATACTGTTACTACACAGGCACCATTCTTCCCACCGTTCTTCCCACCATTCTTCCCACCGTTCTTCCCACCTACATTCTTTGCACCACCATTCTTCCCACCGTTCTTCCCACCTACATTCTTTGCACCACCATTCTTCCCGCCGTTCTTCCCACCTACATTCTTTGCACCACCATTCTTCCCGCCGTTCTTCCCACCATCATTCTTTGCACCACCATTCTTCCCACCAGCATTCTTCTCACCACCAGCATTCTTCTCACCACCATCATTCTTCTCACCACCATTCTTCCCGCCGTTCTTCTTTAGTCCACCGTTTTTCTTTAGTCCACCATTTTTCTTTAGCCCGCCATCTTTCTGTATTTCAGAAAATACGTTGGTATTAACAATAGATGGATATAAAAAAGCAAAAGACATTGTTTTGGGCGATAGTTTAATAACAATTTCATTTGATTTAATTCCAATTGGAAATGCAGAAACTGTTAAAAATTGGAAATCAGAAAAACTTAGTTTATTAAGAGAAGATCACTCAATAGTAAATGAAATTAAAACTCATGAAGTTAATCAAACAATTCAAATTAATAATAATGAAAATACAAAATTTTCATTACAAGAAGATATATTAATATTATCTGATAATGTTTATAAATTTATAAGCGCTGATCAAATAAAAGTAGAAGATAAATTAGTATCTTTTGAAAATGATGCAATAAATATTATAACAGTAGAACAAATTAATATAATTGATGAAAATGTTATAGTATATGATTTCTTAAGGTCTCCATTTGGATTAATAATTGCAAATGGTCACCTAGTCTATAATGCATATCCAGAAAATTAAATAAATTTTCTTGACATACTGAACTTCAATATGTTAAACTGTATTTAGAGAAAAGGAAACTAAATGCAAACAGCTTCAAATTGGTCTTCAAAGGAAATGTTATTTCCTGGTGTCTGGGTATATCGAGATGCTATTAATCCTGAGCTTAAATTAATGGAAAGAGCTTCTAATTTAATTGAATCAAGTAACGGTGCCTATAAATGGCAAGATGCACTTGTTGGGTATCAAGATATTAAATTAGACTATAGAGATTGTCAAGATTTTAAAATTGGTGAAATTAAATATCCATCAAATGATTTACAAAAAGAATTAACTTCAATTTGGAAAGATTCTTACAATGCTCATCTGCCAGCAGTTGAAGATTATTGTGCTAAATATAATGTAAGAATGAATTATTGGGAAGTAATGAATTTTATTAAATATGGACCAAATCAACATTTCCAAGAGCATGCAGATCATGGATATTCTTATTCCGCCACAGTTTCATTAGTCGCTTATCCAAATGACGATTATGAAGGCGGAGAATTATATTTTCCAAAATTAGATTTAAACATAAAACCAAAAGCTGGCGACCTTTATATATTCCCATCTACATATTTATTTTCTCATGTTGCCAGACCAGTAAAATCTGGTAAAAAATATTCTATTGTAACCATGTTAGATTATAATGATAATGCACATAGCGAAGAATTTTATAGACTTGTTATGAAAAGAAATGAAATTGCAAAAGCTAACGGCATACAAAACTAGAGAAGGATATGGAATCCTTGAGCCATTAACTGTAAAAAGAGAATGGATGGATGAAACTTGGGAAGCTCATGCATATAAATGTTTCCCTGTAAGTCTTTCAAATATGTTGGGATGGGGTATATCATTTCCAGAGGATATAACATTTATTTGGGACGGCATTTCTGATTCAAGTAGTGAGCATGTTAAAATTCTTAAAGGAGAAAAATATGTTTCCGCAGAAAGAGGTAATGCTACAATTAGCTTTAATACTGGAGTAATGTTAATTTCAGATGAAAATACTACATTGCTTTCCATGCCCGTTCCTAATTTTTTTAGAAGAGGTATTTCTCCATTTACAACCTTAATAAGCACATCATTTTTTGCTGGCGACCTACCAGCAGCATGGAGATTAACCGAGCCAAATGTTGAAATTACAATTAAAGCCAACACGCCAGTAATTGCAATTTTACCAATAGATTTAGAAAATTTGCAAAATTCAGAAATTCAATTTGATGATTTAAAAAATGTTCCTGCTTCAAAATTTAATGTTGCAGAATATGGAAACATAGTTTATGAAATAAATAGAACTGGTAAATGGACAAATTTTTATAGGGATGCCGTAGACCATCTTGGCAATATGATTGGCAAACATCAAGTAAAAGCAATTAGATTAAACGTTAAAGATAAATAATGTTTGAAATTGATGTATATAAATTATTTAAAGAACCAGCAATACTTAAACCTTTAGAGGTCAAAAGAGATTGGATGGACAATACATCAAATAAACATGCTTATCAATGTATGCCGTTAGGATTAATAAATAATTATGGATGGGGAATATCTTTTCCAAAAGATATTTCATTTATTTGGAACGGCGATACAGACCCAAATCCTAATAATATAAAAATATTAGAAGGTGAAGAATATGTTTATACTGAAAGAGGAAATAATTTAATAACATTTAAAACTGGGCTAATGTTTAAAACACCAGAAAATTTAACCTTAATGGTATATCCAATTCCAAATTATTTTATTGACGGCGCAGAGCCGTTATCAGTATTATTAAATACTTCATTTTTAAAAGGAGATTTACATCCTTCTTGGAAAATAATAAAAGCAAATGAAATTATAACAATTAAAGCAGGAGATCCAGTAATAGCAATAATGCCAATTGATCTTGAATTAATTCAGGGTTCTAAAATTTTTATAAAAAATGGATTAAAATTAAATAGCGAAGAAATACAAAATGACCCAGGCTATACAAAGTATGTTATGGAAAAACAACAAGCTGGAATATGGTCTAATATGTATAGAAATGCAATAGATCATTTAGGCAAAAGCTTAGGAAAACATCAGGTTAAAAAAATATTATTATATACTGAAGAGGTAGAATAATTATTGCCTTAATGGTATAATTAAACTCAAAGAAAAGGAAAAAAATGAAGCTTGCAAATGACAAAGAATTTTATCAAAATAGACCAATATCAATTACTCCATCTGGATTTTTTGGGGATTCATTAAATAATATTGTAGAAATTGAAAACTTCTTGACAGAAGAAGAAAAATTAAAATTAATGACATTTGCTCTTAATAATAAAATTTGGGATATAACTCAAGACAGCGTTGATGAAGATGGTCTTGTCCTTTACGATGCTAAAGTTTGGGCTGATAGAGTTTGCACACACGATTCTTTGGTAGCATCCGATCCTTCAATTCTTGAATTAATTTATGATATGATTCGTAGACTTAAAATAGAAGTTGACGCATTTTTTAATGTAGATGTAAAAGAAACAGGCCCAGCTATTGTTCGTTGGCCAGTTGGAGCTCGTCAGGAGCCACATGCTGATAAAGAATTTCATTCTGGGATTGAAGCGGGTAGACCAAATGATTTTCCCCATTATGATATAGCAGGATTATTTTATTTTAATGACGATTATGAAGGCGGAGAACTTTATTTCCCAGTGCAAGGAATAGAATTTCAGCCTAAAGCTGGTGCAGCATACTTTTTCCCAGGAGATAGAAATTATGTTCACGGAGTAAGACCAGTTAAATCAGGAAATAGATTTACCTCTCCATTTTTTTGGACAATTATGAAACATACTGGTGAAAAACAACCGTGAATAATTTAGAATATTTTGAATTATACCCAAATATTGATGTATATAAAAATGTATTATCTGACCCACAAGGATTTTATGATGTAATTAAAAATTCTGAAATAAATAATTTAGAAAATTCTTATTTTAGATCTTGGGATAAATGGGCACATTTTGGTACTTATACTCAAAAAAAATGGATAGATGAATATTCTCAAGAAGATTTTAATAATTTAACGTTTGTAAAAGAAAAAGAGTTTGTTGATAGTGTAGAAAAAGCATATGATTTAATATTAAATGATTATGTTAAAAGACATAATATTATTTTAAAAAATGAATGGCATTTTAGCGGTTCTTCTTTTTGTAAATATAATTCTGATATAAATACTTTAAAAAATGAAATGACAATGCAATACCATACAGACTTTATTATTTCGCAAAAAGACATGCCTGGTGATAAGTTTAAAATAACTTGCACCATGTATATTAATGATGATTACGAAGGTGGAGATTTAGAATTTTTTGTTGATGGAAATATCATTACCTATAAACCATCAGCTGGCGATGTTGTTGTATTCCCATCAGATGCTCCATATTATCACGGAGTTAAAACAATACAAAATGGTTATAAATATTTTGTAAGAAATTTTATAATGGAACCATTTGATGGCACTTTAGAATGGCTAGAAAATCAAAAAAAATATGGTGCTTATCGCTGGGGCAAAAAAGAATTTGATCGCATTGATTATGAAGATACTAGAAATATGATTTATTTAATAGACGGAAATCCCGTTAAGTATGAAGATCTTCCATTAAAATATAATGAAGTTTCTATTTCTGATGGTGGAACAGCCAATAACAAGGAGAAAATGTAATGTCCAATTTAGCTAAATTAGAATATCTTGAGCTATATCCAAAAGTTGATGTATATAAAAATGTACTAGCAGATCCTAAAGCAATGTATGAAACTATGAAGCAATCCGACGCAGATGCTAATGGACAATATTTTTTAAAAAATTGGGATCCCTGGTCACATTTTGGAACTTATACTCAATCAAAAAATGAACAATTTGATGTAACGGATGAATCAATTAAATCTCATCCACGATATATTGAAGAAAAAGATTTTGTTGAAAAAGTACAAAAAGCATATGATGACGTACTCATGGATTATGTACATAGGCACCAGTTAGATTTGCCAGAAGGATGGAGATTTAGTGGTTGTTCATATTCTAAATATAATGATCAAATTGATTCATTATCCAATAAAATGACAATGCAATATCATACTGATTTCATTACTTCTCAAAAAGATATGCCTGGAGATAAGTTTTATATTACTTGCACAATGTATATCAATGATGATTATGATGGCGGAGATATTGAATTTTTTGTTGATGGTAAGTTAATTAATCACAAACCAGTAGCAGGAGACATTTTGGTATTTCCTTCTCGTGAACCATATTTTCATGGCGTAAAAACTATTTACAATGGTCGTAAATTTTTTGTAAGAAACTTTATAATGACTCCATTTGATGGCACCGAAGAATGGTTAAAAAATCAAAAACAATTTGGTGCATATAATTGGATGAAAAAAGAATTTGAAAGAATTTCACATGAAGATCCAAGAAATATGAGATACTTGCAAGACGGAAGCCCAGTAGAATATGATGATCTTACTGGAGATCGTAGTGGTCCACAAGGAGCAATGTAATGAATAAAATAAAAAAACAAGATGATATTGATATTTATGAAGAATTTATTACTGAGGAAGAATCCAAAAAAACAATAGCATGCTTATTAGAATACGCAGATACTATTCCAGATTTTTGGAAAGGAATTTCATTTTATGAATCTTATTCTTCAGGATACCCAGAAGATAATCACCCTTTATTAGAAAAACATGGGCTACCTTCTACTTGGTTTTCTGATATAGAAAAAAGATTTAAGCAAGCAGCAGCAGATGTTGCTAATGTGCCATTAGAAAAAGTTTCAAAAATTAGTTATCATACACAAAGATGGCTTCCAGGAGCTTTTGCAAATTTACATTCAGATAATACAACTAATGATGGTGTATACGGTGCTTTTACAAGAAGTCGTTATGCTGGGTTTTTATATTTAAATGATGATTTTGAAGGAGGCCTTTTAAAATTTCAAGCTGATTTTGGAAAAAATGCATTTGATTTACAACCAAAAGCTGGTATGCTTGCTATTTTCCATGGTGGACATAGAAATTTGCATGAGGTAAGCCTTGTAAAAAATAGTGCAAGATATACAATTGGTTCATTTTGGGATGATAGAGAAGAATCAGACTATCCACAAGAAACAAGAGATGAATGGGCTAAAGAATTAGCAGAAGTAAGAGCTTATCAAAAAAATGAACAAGAAGAATGGAAAGATGTGCGTGAAAAAGGATTAAGGTTGACCCCACAAGGGGAACACTATCCAGCAGAAGAGGTGGAAAAAATAAATGAATAATGTAAAACCACAAATAAATGCAGAAGAAATGTTTCATATGTTTGATTTAAAAGTTCTTGGAGATAAAATTTTTTATTTTAAAAATGTTATTTCTTTCCCAAAAGAATTAATGAATACAATAACAGATCTTGATTTAAATGATCAGCTTTCTTATAAAAGAATTCCACAATGGAATCCATGGACCGCAAGCGATGATCCAAACACAATTTATGGTGCTACTAAAACTATTTTAAAAAATTCAACAAAAATTGATACTGGCTCTGAGTATACAAATAAAAGAACCCTATACATAATTAACAGTTTGATTATGGCTGTAGAAATGTGCACAGAAAGATATTTTTCTAGTTTAGGTATGGATCAATCATTATTTAATTTAGATATTGATCAATTACAAATTAAAAAATGGAATACTGGACAATCAATGGGGCCTCATTTTGATGGTCAAGATGGTCATACTGAATTAGCCTATTCGCTAGTGACATATTTAAATGATGATTATGAGGGTGGGGAAATTCATTTTAAAAATCATAATATAACTTTAAAACCAGAAGCTGGGAGTCTAATAATGTTCCCATCACAAGAACCATATATTCATGAAGTAAAACCAATAATTAGTGGCACCAGATATATGTCACCAGCATCAATATATAAAAAATAATTAAGGTGGTATAATAAAAAAATGAGCACAACAGGCAAGGGGTTCAGATACCCAGTATATTCAGACACTCCAGACGTCCCCAGAGACCTTGGATATTTAGCTGCTGATGTTGATGCCTACCTTGATTCACATCCAGGCCCTACGGGCCCAGCAGGGCCTTCTAATGCCCTAGATGTAATTGCTACCAATACTATAGCAGCAGGACAAAATGCATCAGTTTTAATTACTGGAACTTCTCCATCACAACATCTTACTTTTAATATTCCAAGAGGTCAAGATGGAGTATTGGGTGGACCAGGCCCATCAAATGTTCTTAATATAGGTCAGGTAACAGCATTACCAGCAGGACAAACTCCAGTAGTTACTATTACTGGAACCTCCCCGTCACAGATAATTAATTTTTCTATACCAGCAGGAACAACTGGAGCAACTGGATCAACTGGCCCAGCGGGACCTAAAGGAGATGCAGCAGCAACAATTTCCGTAGCATCAACAACAACACTTTCAGCAGGAAATGTAGCCACTGTAACAAATTCTGGAACTTCTAGTGCAGTTGTTTTAAATTTTGGAATCCCAAGAGGAGCAGATGGTCAGCAAGGCGTAACTGGACCAGCGGGTCCTGCGGGAGCAAATGGGGCAAATGGAGCAGACGGAATAACACCTTCACTTGACCCAATAGCAACAAAAATATCGTTAACAACACCAAATACTGCATCTACTGGAGTTGGAAGTGATTGGTATCCAACAGCAGTAGGAACGACATCAGCATATTATCTTGGTAAAACTTCTGCAGATGGAGGTACTGCTAAATATTGGAAAGGTGCATATTTAGCATCTGCAACAGTAGTAACGTCTGATGAAAGAACTAAAGAAAATATTGCTAAGTCCGATTTGGGTTTATCATTTATAGAAGATTTAAACCCAGTAAAATATCAAATTGTTGGAAATGAAAGCGGAAGATGGCATTATGGACTTATTGCACAAGAAGTAAAAACATCAATAGATAAAACAAAAATTGCAGATTTTGGTGGTTGGGTTTTAGATGATGTTAATAATTTAAATTCTTCGCAGGGACTTAGATATGAAGAATTTATTGCTCCATTAATTAAAGCAGTTCAAGAGCTTTCAGCAAAAGTAAAAGCCTTAGAAGAAAGATAAACTTAGTATGGCATATAAAGATACCATATTAAAAGATAGCCCGATATCATTTTATTTATTAGATGAAGTTTTATCTGCCAGCACAGTAAGTTATACTGCATTAAAATCAAAATTTACAACATATCAAGATCTTAAAGATAGAGGCGGAACTTATTCGGCAATTAGTGGCCAGCCAATATATGATTATTCTGGAAATGCATTTGATGGATATTGTACTGGCCTTACAAAAAATAATTTAATGCCTTTAATTCGTGGCGGTATACGATCTACTTTTATAACTAACACTACAAAAATATTTTATACAGTACCAGGAATAGGATCTAAGCTATATTCCGATAATGCTTTTACTATAGAAATATGGGTAGAGCCACCAACTTCATCTGTTACACAAAGCCCCATAATTGCAGATATAGATAATAATATTGGAATTTTTTATCAGAACTCAGATATTGTTTTTAATATAGGAAGTAATCAATTAAGACATAAAGTCAGTTCTAGCAAAGCTATATATATTACTGCGTCCTATGATAAATCTAATATGTATTTATATATAGATGGAGTTTTAAAAGAATCAAAATTAATGAATTCGTTTAAATTTACAAATACTCTATTTAATCCACAAACTGGACCAGCAAATTCTAATTATAGTTTTATTGTAGATTGCCCATCATTTTATAAATATGTATTATCACCGCAACAAATATATAATCATTATTTAGCGGGAATAGATGAACTAGATCATTCTCAAATAGTAATACCAGATGGCGGAAGAATGTTTTCATTAAACTATTCTAAAATAAGATCACAATTAAGATATTCGTACCCACAAACAAAATCTTGGTCAAAGCTTGCAAATAGCAATGTAAACGTTTCTGCGGATGGATCGTATTTAACATTTAATAAAACTTTAACTCCATCCCCAGCGTTATTTACATTTACCGAAGAATACTTTATTCCATCTTATTTAAATATTAAATCTTCACAAATTTCGTGGGACGATGACGTAGATAATATTAAAGTGCAGGCCAGCCTAGATGGATTCATTTGGCGGGACTGTTTAAATAATTCTCCATTACCTTATTTTAATAAAAATGATAACACCTCTAGCAATTTATTATATTTAAAAGTAACAATGTCATCTACTGATACTTCTATTGATATTCCTAGATTAAATAATTTATCTTTAGATTTCTTTCAAAATAAAGATTTTTACGGGGATAATTCTGGAGAAGTAATTTCATCAACATATGATTATTCTTTGGGTAGATATAACTATACGACTTTATCTTGTAATGAATATAATGGATTAAGAATGTACAATGGGCACGGGTTTAATTTACTACTGTCTCAGCCAGCTAAAACAATTGAAATGATTTTTGCACCAGATGATTCATCTATGGGATATCAGGCAAATGTATTATTTTCTTCCCCCTCATCATATTATCAATGGTCAAATACTGGGGCTATAACTAAATCTGGAATTTCTGCAATATATGTAAATGGAGTAGATTATACTTCAAGTACCAATATTTCAGATTTTTTATCTCCTGGGGCTCAATTTCATATAGTAATTGTTTGTTCTGCCGACATTTCATCTAACCTTAAATTTAATCAAAATCAAGATGGATCTGTATATGGTATGGCAAATTCTTATAATAATTTAGCAGTTTACTCCTCTTCATTTAATTTAAATAAAGCTAATTCTCATTATTTACTTTATGCTGGGGCCTCTCCAACTATCACAACGTCTGATTCTGCATTTTTAATAACAGAATCTGTCACAGGAAATGACAATACTGCTTACGTGGTTAATAATATTAACCTATCCGCTGCCAGCCTATAAATATTTTGTCAATAATCATGACAAAATGTGGACTTTGACGTTAAAGAATGGTATCATTAATGTCTATGGATATCTTAAACAAAAATACTAGAATTGTAGAAGAAACAACATTAGGGATATATGTTTGGGAAATGCCTGATGGGCGCTGGATAGGTGATGATGATGGCAACTTTTTATCAATTACATCCATAAAGGGGAATAGGTCAAAAATAGATGCACTTGCTAGAGAAGTTCGCTCGTATGGTATTAACGAAGGATCTCCTAAATTTTTATCGGGGAGAAGAAAAATTGACGATGAAGAATTCCAACATCAACATGAAAGACTCAAATGGGGACTTACACCAGACCCACTTGACATCGGAGTATACAAAGATTCAGTATTAAGGGACGGTAAAGTACAATGAGTTTAGAATTTATGGATGACGATCAATCTACGAATACAATAGATATTTCAAATTCAGCAGACTGGTTTATGTTTAAAAAAGAAAAAGAACACCTAGACCCATTTAATGTAGGGCCAGAAGATGTTAAAAAACTTCGTGGGCTCGGGCCAACTTTTAAAAGAAAAATTAATAGAGATTTTGCTAAAGCTTTTGAAGGTTTAAATGGAGCAAAAACACAACAAAATTTACTTGCGCAAGCTATTACTGGCTACGCTATGTTCGACCTTATTCAACCTGTTTATAATTTAGAATATTTATCACAAATTTATGAAGTTTCAACGTATAACTACGCAGCAATTAATGCAAAAGTTGCAAACATTGTCGGTTTAGGATATCAATTTATTGAAACAAGAAAAACGAACGACGCAATGGAAGGCATTACTGACGAAGTTCAATTAGATCGTGCAAGAAATAAAATTAATAGACTTAAACAAAATTTAGGTGATTGGCTAGATGGCACAAATGATGAAGATACATTCACAGAAACTCTTATTAAAGTATATACTGATTTAGAAGCTACTGGAAATGGATATATTGAAATAGGAAGAACAGTTGCTGGCGACATAGGATATATCGGTCATATCCCTGCAAAAACAATGCGTGTACGTAGATTGCGTGATGGGTTTATGCAATTACTATATGGCAAAGCAGTATTTTTTAGAAATTTTGGAGATGATTTTACTTCAAATCCAATTTTAGGAATTGAAGATCGACCTAACGAAATTATTCATTTAAAAAAGTATACTCCAATGAATAATTATTATGGAGTCCCAGATATTATTGCTGCTCAAATGGCATTAGCGGGAAATGAATTTTCTGGAAGATATAACTTAGATTATTTTGAAAATAAAGCTGTGCCAAGATATATTATTACTGTAAAGGGCGCAAAGCTTTCACCCGAATCGGAAAGAAAATTACTTGAATTTTTTCAAGTAGGGCTAAAGGGGAAAAATCATAGATCTTTATATATTCCTTTGCCAGCAGATACTCAAGATTCTAAAACTGAATTTAAAATGGAGCCTATTGAAGCGGGGGCTCAAGAATCATCATTTAATGTCTATCGTGAAACTAATAGAGATGAAATTCTTTTAGCTCACCGTGTACCCATTAATAAAATTGGAACCCCTCAAGGAGTTCAATTAGCAGTTGCCAGAGATGCAGATAAAACATTTAAAGAACAAGTATGTAAACCAGCTCAAATGAGATTAGAAAAAAGAGTTAATCAAATTATTAGTGAAAAAACAGATGCTTTAATTATTAAATTTAATGAATTAAGTTTGACGGATGAATTAACTCAAAGCCAAATTGATGAAATTTATTTAAGAATGCAAACAATTACTCCAAATGAAGTTAGAATTAGAATGGGTAAAAACCCAATTCCTGGTGGAGATGAAGTAGTTCAATTAAAACCACAGCAGGCAGCAGACCAACAGGCTAAATCAACTGGAAATAAAACTAGGGACCAGCAAAGAGCAAAAAATGCCCCAGATAAAACTGGAGAAGGCAGAAATGCAAAAGGCGATGGTCCTAAAGTCAAATAGGTTTACTCAACCGTTATTTGCCTTTTTATATATAAAGCCTTAAAATTAAGCATATGAACATTGAAAAGGCCCATTGGTCTAGTAATGGTGACAACCTTCATCTCTCCGTACCTTTTACTAAAATAAATCGTGAGAATAGAACTGTTTCTGGATTTGCAACATTAGATAATGTTGATCAAACTGGAGACGTAGTTACAGCGGAAGCAAGCGTAAAAGCTTTTGAAAGATTTAGAGGCAATATTCGTGAGATGCACCAGCCTTTGGCAATTGGTAAACTTGTTTCTTTTAAACCAGAAACTTTTTATGATGCAGTAACAAAAACATTTTATAACGGAGTGTATGTAACGACATATGTTTCAAAGGGTGCACAAGATACATGGGAAAAAGTTCTTGATGGAACTCTTTCTGGATTTTCAATCGGCGGTAAAATAATTGAAGCAGATAATGAAGTTAATAAAGTTAATGGCGAGACTGTAAGGTTTATTAAAAATTATGATCTTGTAGAATTATCTATTGTTGATTCTCCTGCAAATGAATTATGCAATGTTCTTTCCGTTGAAAAAGTAAACGGACAAATGATTTTTAAAGGAATGGCAACAGAAGTTGTTACCGAAAATATTTTTTATTGCGAAGAAAGTAATTCTGTTTTTCTTTCAACAGAAAAAACATTTGACTCCCCAGTCACTGGTAACCCAGCGACACTAATTGGTTGGGTAGAAAGTTCAGATGTAAACAAATCGAAAGAAATAGATAAAATTCTTGCTTCATTTAAGAAGTCAAGATTACCGTTGCCTGATTCACAAATAGCAAAACAGGCAAACGTAGAAGGAGGTACTAAAGTGTCAGATACACAAAACGAGACAGTAATTGAAAAATCTGTTGAATTAGAAGACGCTCCAGCAGTTGAAGAGACTGTTGTGGCTGAAGAAGCTCCTGCAGTTGATGCAGCAGCTGACGCTACTGCCGACTCCGTTGAAAAAGCAGCCGAAGTAACAGAAGTCACGGTTGATGAACCTGATTTTGCAAAAATGTTAGGCGATCTAAAAGGCTTTTTCTCAGAGACACTCACAAAGGCTACAGAGGCAAGTGCTGCACAGGTCATAGATATTAAAACATCTGTCGAAGCTTTCAGCAAAAATGTCGATGCTAGAATTTCTGAGCTTGCAGAAAAACACAGCGCACTAAGTGCTGCTGTAACAGAAATCAAGGGCACCATTGATGGTGTTCAAAAGCGTGTGGATGCCGTCGAAGGCGAAACCGCATTTAAGAAGTCCTCTGACCTTGGCGGGTCTGAGGTAGTTACAAAATCAAAATCAAAATGGTCAGGAGCTTTCCTCGGTTCCGTAAATGAAATCTTTAACTAAAATAAGGTAGGTGAAATAAAAATGAGTAATGAATTATTAGAAAAAGCAATAGACGCAGGTACAACAGCTACAGGCTCTTTTGCATCTACATCTGGTGGAGCTGGAGTACATACCGCATCTGAAAATGGTAACGGTGGTCTTCTTAACCCAGAACAATCAGCACGATTCTTGGACTATATGTTCGATGCTACCGTAATTGGTAAAGTTGCACGTACGGTTCGCATGAAGGCTGACACAACCGAAATTGACCGTATGTCAATCGGTGAGAAGCTAGTTCGTTTAGCTTCTGAAGGTAACAACGACGGAGTTAACTCTTCAGTTACATTCTCAAAAATTTCTTTGACAACAAAGAAGCTTCGTTTAGATTGGGAACTTTCAACTGAGTCTCTAGAAGACAATATTGAAGGTGCTGATCTCGAAGATCACATTGCACGTTTGATGGCAACACAGGCAGGTAACGACATTGAAGATGTTATCCTCAATGGAGATACTTCCCTAAGCTCAGATGCACTTTATAAGTCATTTGATGGTGCTATTAAAAAAGCAAAAACTAGCGGTCACGTAGTTGACGCAGCTGGTGCAGGAATTTCCCGTGCAGTATTTAACTCTGCATTAAAGGCTCTTCCACGTAAGTATAAGCAACGTCGTAATGACTTGCGCTTCCTTTCAGGTTCAAACTTGATTCAGGATTACTTATACTCAACAAGCAATTCAACAAACTTTGTTAACCCACAGGATATTGCTTCAAGCATCATCCGTGGAGACCAACCACAACTTGGTGGTCCAGCAGGATTCGTTGCACCATTCGCATTTGGTATTCCAATTGTTGAAGTTCCATTGCTTCCAGAAACTCAGACAGGCTCTTATTCAGGAGCAGCTGGTTCACACGGAGATGTTCACTTGACATTCCCTAATAACGTAGTTATTGGTATCAAGCGTGATGTAACTGTTTACCGCTTCTTCTGGCCAAAGAAAGACTCAATCGAATATACTATGTATACTCGTGTTGGCGTCCAAATTGAGCAAGCAGATGCTTGGGTAGTTGTTAAAAACGTTAAGGTCGCTTCCTAATTTAATTAGAATTTGACTAGCTGGAAAAGTCCCCCATATTAATTTATGGGGGCTTTTCATTTTAATTTAACAATGATATAATTGTTAAATCTAGACAAGGAGATATTAATATGTCATTTGACACATTAAAAGTAGCTGAGCTAAAAAAAATTGCAGAAGACTTTGCAGTAGATACAGACAGCTTAAAAAATAAAAAAGATATAATTGCAGCATTAGCAGAAGAAGGAGTAACTTACTCCATATATGAAAAGACATTAAAAGACATCGAAGATGCCACAGAAGAAATTGAAATTCTTCCAACAAAATTTGATATCAGCTCAGTTCCAGAAGACACAGTTCTTGTTCGTATGACTAGAGATAACTTTAGATACGATATTATGGGACAGACATTTACCAAAGAGCATCCATTTGTTGCAATGTCAGAAGAAGACGCTCAAAAAATATTTGACTCAGAGGAGGGTTTTCGTTTAGCGACACCAAAAGAAGTTCAGGACTTTTATAACTAAACGAATTAAATAATGGCTGAAATATATGTTAACAGTAACGCACCAGTAAAACATAAAGTATTTTACAGGGGTGAAATTGCAGATGCAGATCAAAACCCAATAGTTGAAGTTTATGATGTTACAGACGATCCAGCCCTTATTCCAGAGTTAACACCAGATAAATTAATTTTAACATTAGATACAGAAAAAACTGATATAGATACTGGTGTCTATCAAGTTTTTCTTCCCTATTCGGAAACAGCATATCCAAGATCATTAAAGTTTAAATGGATATATGAAGTAAATAGTGAAGAGATGACAAAAGTCCATCCTGTTTTTGTTGTTCCCCCATATACTGATATTACTCAAGCAATGGATGTTTTGAATTTAGGAGTAGATCCATCTGATCCAAACTATAAAACATATTTTGAATTAGCTGAAGCAGAAAGATATGCAAGAAAACAAATTGAAAATTATACTTTGCAAAGATTTTATTTAGCAGATCAATTATTTACTATTTATGGAGCGGGTACAGAAGTATTACCGCTACCATTTAGAATAGTTGAGTTACATGAATTATATGCAAATGATATTCTTTTAATTGATACTATACATGGAATTAATAATTGGAATTATAATGTTCAGATTTCAGACTCACAATTTGGTATTAGGGTCAATAGGGCTAGTATGTTGGATAATACAGTTTATACTGCTAATGGTATGGTTCCACCAACAATTAATGATTTAACTAGTGGTGCTTTTACAAGAGATACAGTTTATAGAGTTCAAGGTAAATTTGGTTGGGGCGTAGTCCCAGACGAAGTTGAATTAGCATGCATTGAATTAATGAAAGATTATTTTAACAAAGATAATTGGAGAAATAAATATATTAAAAGCATATCAACATTTGACTGGCAATTCGAGTACAGTGGCCAAGCATCTATAGGAACTGGCAATTTATACGCAGACCAGCTTCTATCTCCATATGTTCTTAATCAAATGCAGGTGATTTAAATGAATGACTTAGTTTCAGGAATGCTTGTTATGAAAATGGATATTTATAAACAATATGATATTCAGGATCAAAATACTGGTGCAATTAAAAAAGACTGGAATTACAGCGAAACAATACCATGTCATGTTAAAGGAATTATTAGTAATTCTGCAACAGCAAGGGGTGGAGACAAAGAAACTTTTGGACAAAAATATGGCTATCAACAATTTTTAGAAGTAAGAACAATACGTAAATTAACATTAAGAGAAAAAGTTACAAATATATCTAATGGGTCTGGCGAAACAATCTATGAAGAATTAAACTACCCCAGCAATACACCCACAGTATTTGAAGTTACTGGAACTGTACCCATAACAGATCCATTTGGCTCAATACTTGGGTATAACTCAACAATTAAAAGATCAGAGAATCAAACAATTGGAATCTAACGTAGCCCTCATACAAGCCTCAAGCGGTTTGGAAAAATTAATGCAATCTAGTCCAATTGGACCGATTAAAGATAGCAGTGTTGCGCAAATATCTGCGTATTTATATTATCAAGCAAATGTTTTAGCAAAATTACAACAAAATGCAGCATTTCAAGAATTATTTAAAACAACAATTTTTAATCAAATTAACAAAGATTTTGCTGAATATATTGATGCTTCTGCAAGAGTCAAGCCTAAGTCATTACATCATATTTATGAATGGGGTAAAGTCGGAGTCCCAGGAGCTAGGCTATTTGAATTAAGACAGATGTCTGCAAGTGGCTTAGCATTTAAAGTTGGTTATGTATTTTTACCATCTAAAACTCCTGTACCAATTACCAATTCAAAACAAAAGAAAAAATATTATTTTGTTGATAAGGCAGCAGTTATGGAATCTGGAAAACCAGTCATTATTGCACCAAAAGGAAATAATAGATTAGTTTTTGAAATTGATGGACAAACAGTTTTTATGCCTAAAGGCGCATCGCTTATTGTTAAAAATCCAGGAGGATCAAAAGCATCGCATCAATTTGAATTAGCGTATGGTAAATTTTTTGGTGGACAAATGGTAAATGCTTCTATAAAAGCATCAGGATTTCAACAAATATTTAATTCAAAAATAAGCAGGGCTTTGTCCGTACCACTCAGCATTAAAAAAATACAATATTCATTTTCTCCTGGTAGAATAAGATCAGAAGCAGATGCAGCATTAACATCATCATTTGGAGGTGTACTATAATGACAGACTATAAACTTGACGCAATGTATGAAATAAGAAAACATTTATGGAATGAATTAGTAGATAAAAATATTTTTGAACCCTCAGAATATTACAGCGATAATATTGGACAGGAACTAATTCCAATATTGCCAGTACAGCAACAGCCAGAACTAAATCAATTTTTAAGCGGGAAAAAGCATATAGTGTTTGATAAGATAGGGTCTTCCTATAATAATTTATGGACAATATGCGATGAAAAAATAATGTTTACTATATATGCAATTGATATAGATGATATAACTGAAATTAGAAATTTAATAATTGATGTATTTAGAAGAATGGATGATTCTGCTAAAGATATGAATTTGGCAATGCCATCCAGTAAATTTAAATACCATAATATTTTAATTTTAGATATATCTCCAACGGCCCCATCAATGGAACTGCAGGGGTTTTTATCAGCAGATATAGTAATTGAGGTCAAATATTCTAGAATAACTGACCGAGCAGGTCGATTTAATTAGTTTGCTTTTTGGGGTATTATACTCTAAAATTAGACTAAGAGGAAACGCCTAGCCAGCAAAATTGTACAATTTTCATACAGGAGGTAGAAACAAATGGCATTAGATGCTAGAAATATTATCGTTGGTGCGTCACCATTATTCCTTTCAAAAAAGGATTCAACAGACGTAACATACGCAGCAGTACAACCTGAAGGTTCAAATGTAACCGCAGGTACATCAGTATTATCATCAACAACAGCAGGAGCGCTTTCAAATTCAGCAATGAATGCAGCGTACCGAAATGTTGGTTACACAAATAATGGTTTGCAAATTACTTATAACCCAACATATGGTTCAGTAACAGTAGATCAGCTTCTTGATACAGCTAAGCTGTTCAAGGAGTCAATGGAAGTTATGCTTGCAACAGAATTCGCAGAGGCAACTCTTGAGAATGTCCTTGCAGTATTCGGACAGGGTGGAGAAACACTTAGCTCTGGAGAACTTGGACTTGCAGCAGGTGCTCTTGGCTTACAGCCAACAGAGCGTCAATTAATTGCTGTTGGTAACGCACCAACAGTAAACTCAGCTGGAGCTAATCAGAAGTCAGAGCGTGTATATTATGCACGTCGTGTACTTTCTGTACAGCAATCACAGTTTACATTAGCTCGTAACGCAGCTACTGTATTCCCAGTAACTTTCCGTCTTCTTCCAGACGCAGCTTACGCAGGTAAGGAATACGGTGTAATTGTTGACCGTGTCCTATCAGCATAATTTAATTTAATATTAAATTCAAATTGCCCCCGAGAAATCGGGGGCTTTTTGCTTGTGATAATAAATTGTATATGATACAATAATTAAGACTAGATCCTAGGAGGATTAAATTGGCAACTACAGTATATGACGTAGAAGAAATTACATTACAAAATGGTGCAACCGTTAAGCTTAAGCCTTTAACAATTAAAGAACTTCGTAAGTTTATGGTAGCTATTCAAAAGACAGTTAACGTAACAACAGAAGATGAAACCCTTTCGGTTTTAATTGAAGCATGTGCAGTAGCACTAGAAAAGCAACTTCCAGAACTAGTTGCAGATAGAGATGCTCTTGAAGATGCCTTAGATGTACCAACAATTAATAGAATTCTAGAAATTTGTGGTGGCATTAAGATGGACGATCCAAATTTGTTAGCAGCAGCGGTTCTAGCTGGTCAGAACTAGATCTTGCTGCATTAGAAGGAGAGTTATTTCTTTTAGGTAATTGGAAAAATTACGAAGAAATAGAAGATAGTCTTTCGATGCCAGAGTTAATACAAACTCTTAAATCAAAACAAAAGGCGGAACATGTAGAAAGAAAATTCCTTGCAGCAATGCAGGGGGTAGAGCTAGAAGATAACGAAGAAAAAACAGGTCCGACCTTTGATGAAATCAAAGCAAGAGCTTTAGGAATAGAAGCATCATCAGATGATGTTGTTTCATTACAAGGCTCAATGGCAGTAGATGCTGGCTTTGGTATAGGAGCAGGTTTAGGATACTCCAGGGAGTAAAGCATTGTCTGAGCAAAATATTAATACTAACATTACCGCAACTGCTAACTTCACAGCGTTAACAGCTCAACTTGATGCGGTAACTGCTAGCCTTACAAGATTACAAGAAACAACAATTGGTTTAAATAAAAATTTAAGTAATCAAGTTTCTGTAATGAATAGGTCGTTTGCAGAAACGATGCGTTCGACTGGACAATTTTCTACACATTTTGTTACTTTACAGGGCGACGTTCAAAAATTTGGACAAAGCCTTGCAAAGGGACAGCTTTCATTAAGTCAATATTATCAAACATGGCAAGGCCATGCTAAAAAAACTAGCACATTAATTCAAGATCTTGCAAACCAGCAAGTTAGAATGCAACAAGCAATTATGCAACCCTTGGGTAAAAATGCTCAAGGCTTAATGCAATATAATGTTATGGTTGCACAAGGGCTAGATGTAACTAAAAATAAAATGGCTTTAGCTTCACAAGAAGCTAAGATTATGAATAAGGTTATGCAAGATGGTGCTAATCAATTAATTAACTGGGGTAAAAACACACAATGGGCTGGTAGACAGCTTACTGTTGGATTAACTGTCCCACTGGCAGCATTTGGAATGGCTGCATCTAAAGCATTCATGAATGCAGATACAGAACTTGTAAGATTAACAAAAGTTTATGGCGGATTAGCAGCAACCTCTGCATCAGAATTATTAAAAGTAAGACAAGACGTGGCAGCGACTGCAAAAGAAATGGCATCTGCATATGGAGTTGCGTACACAGATACAATCTCACTAGCAGCAGATATAGCAGCAACTGGTAAACAAGGAAATAATTTACTACAATCTACAATTCAAACAACAAGATTAGCGGTTCTTGGAGAAGTAAGTCATCAAGATGCAATGAAAGCAACTCTTGCTATTCAAAATACATTTAAGCAATCGACAGAGCAGTTAACTCAATCAATTGATTTCCTTAACGCAGTAGAAAACCAAACTTCAACAACTCTTAATGATTTAGTTCAAGCAATTCCAAAAGCTGGACCAGTTATTCAAGCAATGGGCGGAAGCGTAAAAGATTTGGCATTAATGCTTGTTGCAATGAAAGAAGGAGGTATTGATGCATCACAAGGAGCTAACGCATTAAAATCAGCACTTGCATCATTAATTAATCCTACTACTAAAGCAGTAACAATGTTTAAGGGATTTGGTATTGATCTTAAAGGAATTGTAACGGCAAATGCTGGTAATTTAACTGGAACAATAACAGCACTACAAACAGCCTTAGAAAAACTTGATCCATTAAAAAAACAACAAGCAATTGAACAATTATTTGGTAAATTTCAATTTGCAAGAATGAACGCATTGTTTGCAAATCTTGGTAAACAGGGATCACAGACGCTTCAAGTTCTTGATTTAATGAAAGCAAGCACCACAGACCTTGCAAATATATCTGCACGAGAATTAGCGCAAGTAACAGAATCTGCATCTGGTAAATATAGAAGAGCACTTGCCTCAGTTCAAGCCGATATGGCAAGAATTGGACAATCATTTTTAACTATAAATACATTTATATTAAAAACAGTTGATGGCATTGTCAAGTTTTTTGATAAACTTCCAGGCCCAGTTAAAACTATTCTTTCATTACTTGGAGGGTTTACTGCAATAGCTGGACCACTTATTATGTTAACTGGTGTACTAGGTAACTTCTTTGGGTATATTATTAAAGGTGTATTCCATCTAAAATCCTTATTTAAAGGCGGAGAAGGATTTAAACTTCTAACTCCAGAATTAATGGCAGCAGCAAAAGCTGGAACATTAGTAGAAAATTCATTTTATAGTGATGCAAAAGCAACAACAACATTTGCAGAAGCAGTATATTCTTTAACCGCAGCATTTGAAAAGTTACAACAAAAGGCATTAGAGTCTACGCAAGCTGTAAGCAATAGCGTTACAACAATGGCGGGGACACCAGTAATTTCAAGTAATAGCGATCTTACTGCAGCACGTATAGCAAATAAAGATCATCCATTAATAGGACCAGCATATTCAAGAGATATGGTTCATATGGCACCAACTGCTTCAAAAACAGCACAGGAGCAAGCAGCACAAACAATATTCTCCACAGTACCAGGCCCAGGCCCAGTCAATAAAAGAATAGGTAATAACCCACAGATTTATATGAATAACTCCTTGCCAGCGGTGCAAGGATTAACATCTATTAAGGGTGTATCTACTGGCATAGTTGCAGAAGAAGCAGCAAAATGGCATGCAATGACTGCAGCAATTGCTACACAATCAGAAGCTGAAATTACTGCATTAAAAACTGAAATTGCTGCAACTGGAACAATAACTGCAGAGCTTTCTTCTGCCTATGAAGCTATGCTTCCACAAATGATGAATTTAACATCGCTTGCTGCAAAAGAATCGGCTGCAATTGTAGCAGAATTAGAAGCTGGTAAAGTAACCGTAACACAGGCACGAGCACAAATAATTGCCCTTAATTCACAAGTAGAAGCCATGATGGCTGAAACAGCAACGCAAGTTGCTTCTGGAATGGCAAGAAGTATTAATTTAACAACAGTTCCACTTACAACACAATCCGTTGTTGGCGCTGGTGGAAAATCAAATATGAAAGAGCTTTTTCATAAATCTACAAATGCAACATTAATAGATAAAATCGCTGGTAGTTTAGGAGTAAGAACTTCTGGCGGTGGATACAGCGTTGAAACAACTAAACCGATCAAACTTAATTCGGGTGGCAAGGTATATAATCCATCTCAAGATGGCAACGTAGTTCCAGGAAATACATCAATAAAATATGATAACACCCCAGCACTATTGCAAGAAGGCGGATTTATATTAAATCAAAAAGCATCTCAAAATAATCCACAATTAGTAGGTGTTGCTAAAAATGGTTATGGGTCTGGCGGTAAAGTAGTTCCAGCATTATTGACACCAGGAGAAACATACTTCCCTCCACAACAAGCAAAGCAAATGATGCCAGTCCTTGAATCAGCAAATAGCGGATCTAGAATTCAATTGCATGCATTAGGTGGAAAAGTACATTCTGGAAAAAATAATTATGGAATGGCATTTATTCCATTAAGTAGAATTTTAGAAACACAGAAAGCGCTCAGACTTGCTAAAACTGGATATGCTAAAAATAGAGTATTAAATTATTCACGAGGCGCATCTTTTTCTAATGGAGTTTTACGTGGGTCGACAGAAGAAATAAATAAGTTGTTGGGAATTGCAACAAGACCTGGTTCATCATATAATTCCCTTGGTCAACTTATTAGTAAAGCTGGCAATATAACTCCTGGCGCAATTGCAAAACCAGCAACTTTAATTTTTGGACAAAGAGGTTCTGAGTTTACATCTTTAAATAAATTACTTGCAGGAGAAGGTCTTGTAGGGCAAGATGTTAATAAATTAATAAGAAATTATTTAAATGGTGGTCAAGGAAGCATTTTGGGATCTTCTTCTTTATTCCTTGATTCACTTGCTAATAATAAAATAATTAATCCATTACTTTCTTCACAAATTAAATCAGAAATTCAATCTTCATTTATAAGAAAATTATTTGAAATGAAAAGTAAAGGTATTCCAATTACTGATTCAAATAATCCATATCATGAAATTTCTTCTTTAATAATTCAACAACATGCTGCAACTAATCCCGAGCTTGCAAATTTATGGAATCAATTTAAATTAAAAACATCAGCAGTTAATACACATACTTTAAATGAAATGAATAGGAATGCAGGACCAGGAAGCAATGGTTTAAAAAATATATCATTAATAGATTCTAATGGAAATATAATTAACATTGGAAAATTAAAAGGATCTAAATTAAAAGGTATTTCCGCATATCACGCAGCAAATTCAGATTGGCAAAATTCAATTCAGCTAGCCATGGGTGGCAAAGTAAAAAGTAATAAAAATTATTATGGAATAATGAATAGCAATGCATTTATGGCAAAGAATCCAAAAATTTATGGAAGAGTTCTTAAAGGTGGAATATCACCAGAAGACTTTGTATCATGGATTAAAAATGGAGTTAGCCCAAGTTTACAGAAAGATTTAAGAAATACATTTGCGCAGCATCCAAATGGAGAAATGCCAGTCACTTATAGTCCAACAAAAAATATGGGTAAATTTCCCATGCCAGCGCCTTATTATCAAGATTTAGCAAATACAGACCCATTGCATGGCCCTCTTCAAATTGGAAAATATAGAGGTGCAATATTAGCACGTAGTCAACATGTTGCCCCAAAGGTTATTTATTCTGGTTCAGGAAATTATATGAAGCAGACATCTGCACCTGCATTTGAAATTGGTACTATTGAATCTAGGGCAAAGAGTGCATTATTTAATTATATGCAAGGTGATTATTCTGCAATAGATGATCCAGCGGTACAAGCGTATCTATCTACAATTAGAACTAAATTTACTGGGACATTGCATAGAGGCATCAGAACTCCAGAAATGTTACCGCCAGTAATTAGTCAATTAATTAGACAAGGTAAATGGGATGAACTTGTTGGCAAAGAATTTATTATGCGCAGATCATCATGGAGCACTAATAAAGATACCGCCGAAGGATTCGGCCCAGTACAATTAACAGCAAATGTTAAAAATAGAAATGCAGTTCCAGCCTCACAAATATTTCCCGATTTAACTTTTCATGGTCCAGCAGGTCCAGTTCATGTAAATGAAAGCGAAGTTTACATGGGTGGAAAATTTAGAATTGTTGGTGCAAGTCAAGGTAAGTTAAAACTACAAGCAGTTATAGATGGCCAAAGAGAAAAGGGCGGAGGAGTATTGAGTGGAGGATCTTATTTAGTTGGAGAAAAAGGTCCTGAATTATTTACACCACAATCTTCTGGATCAATTATATCTAATGCCAATATGCAACATCTTGCCAAAGGCGGACCAGTTTATCAAGTAGGAAACAATGGAGCAAATACAAAAGTATACGGTCCAGGAGAGATACCAACATTTAAAGGTAATATTTTTGCACCGATGCTTAATTCTTTAGATACAGCAATTCTTATGGCAACTGCTGGAATTAAAGTTGCACCAATTCAATTAAATGCTGCAATCAAAGCTATGCCAACAAAAATTGTAAAAGCTGCATTTGACGCAACACTTAAAACAGATATAGCTTTAACTAAAGCTGGTAAAAATTTATCTAATGGGTTTAATAATTTTAAACAAACTGTAGGTACGACAATAACCGAAGTTAGTGCTGGAATAAAAACATATGCATCTAATTTAAGCTCATCGCTACAAAGAATTAGACAGGCTGCAATTAGATCAGCTATGCCAATTAGTTTGCCAACAGGCCCAATGACAGAACAACAACAGGGTATGGGATTTTGGCAAACAGTAAAATCTAATACAAAAAATAATAGATTTGATATAGGTGGCGGGAGGTTAACCAAATCTGGTGCTGGATTGGGAATGGGTCTGATGATGGGAGCAGGAACTCTTGGAGGCGGACTCGGTATGGCTGCTATGGGTACTGGACTTGCTATGCAAATGGGATTGTTAGGCGGAATCGAAAAAGGTTTATTAAAAATAAAAACAAATGGACTAGCAGCAGCTACTGGGATTACAAAAATTGCAACATCATTAAAGGGAGTAAAAGCTGCGTTTACAGGTGTAACAGTTATGGAAGGAATTGCAACTGTTATGGCAAAGGGATTTGGCGCTGCCATGAAAACTGCAATGGCTGAATCACCATTAATTATATTGCTTGCTGTAATTGCAGCAGCAACAGCTGCCATTCAATTATTTAAATGGTTTAGAAAAGAACGTGCTCAAGACGCTAAGCAAGTTACTTTAACAAATAGCATGACAGAAAAGGGTGCACAGCAAGCTGGCATTAAATATCATGATTTATCTTCAAGCATTAAAGATGTAAATGCACAATTAGAATTACAAAGAGCTAAGGGTAAAGCAGCATTTGCAGCAATGCAAGATGGCGGACAAGTTAAAGGATTAACTTTATCTGTTGGTAAATTAAAAGCAGCAATCGCAGATGCTAAGAAAAATCAAACAGAATTAGTAGGAGCATTTTCTGATGTTGGTCGTGGAAGCACATCAAATGAAGATAAGCAAAAAATGGTAAACGATATGGCTGCAAATCTTAAAGCACAATTTGTTTCATCTGGAATGTCAGCAGAAGACGCCACTAATAAAATATTTGCAATGATTAAAGCTTCTAAAAATGCTGATATGGCATTTAATGCAATTTCTGCAAAAGGATTTATAAAAGTAACCGACGCAGCATCTGCAACAACAGCAGTGGTAGAAAATCTTAATAAAAAAATGAGTGAAAGACAAATGTATGATGCTGAAGGATATAAAACTACAAATAAAGATTTAGCGGTAACAACAGAAGCAACTTTTAAAGGTGCGGACTTAGGAAATGCTCTTTCAAATTCAACCGCTGCAATTGATTCACAAATGCAAAAACTTGTTGGAACTAAAGATGCGATGGGCAAAGTTATTGATGCAGCAAAAGCATATTCAATGACAATGGATGATATTAATTCTAAACAAGGTGCCAACACTAAACTTACACAAGAACAAGTAGATAGTTTAAAAAAGACTCATCCAGAACTGGAAGCCATACTTAATTCTACAGATACAACTGCAAGTACATTTGCTAAATGGCAAATTGAATTAGCTGGCGTACAAACAGATCTTAAGAATATAACGGCAACAGAAGCACAATCAATTGCACAATTTGAAATTGGCATGCAGTCTTCTATTAAAGCTCAAGAAGCAACTGGTAAGGGTGTTCTTGGAAGAACAGCATCTTTGGTTAAAACTTTACAGGCAGATGTAACTGCTGGTGGTCAAGCAGCTGCAGAAGCTGCACAGAAAGCGCAAATAGATGTACAAAATGAAATTAAATTAATTGATAAAAAAATTAAAGCAATTCAAGATGAAGCTCAAGCAAGAAGAGATGCTATTTCTGTTCAAAAACAACAACAAGATTTGGCAGATCAAATTGCTTCAAAGCAATTAGATATACTTGCAGCACAAGCTACTGGAAATACGCAAGCAGAACAACAAGCAAGATTAGATAAAGAAAAACTTATCAGAGAACAACAATCAGCTGCTGCAACTGATGCAATTAATGCTAAAGAAAAAGCACAAGTTGATGCTTTAAATAAAGCTAAAGAAAAACAACAATCAATAGCAGACGCTGCAGCTAAAAAATTATCGGATGCACAGGCAGCATCAGCTACTGCTTCAACTAGATTAGCAACAGTACAAGGATTCCAAAGTAATTATGAAGGGCTTGTACAACAAAAAGCAAATGCTAAATTGATGGCACCAGGAAAAGAAAAAGATCAAGCGCTTAAAGACGTTGAAGGTAATTTAGTCAGTCTTGTAGGATCAATAAGCGCTTCTGCAACTGGTAAAGATGCTGGACTTGCTAAAATGCTTAAAGAAACTTTTGGTGGTCTTTTAATTGACGCTAAAACTGGAAAATCTTTAACGGGCACACAAGAAGTAAAAGATGCTAAAACTGGAAAAGTTGTTGTACCATTTGTATCTGGCGTAGCTGAAAAAGCATTAGCTGGAAATGCAGCCGATGCAACTGCCTCAGCGATACAAAAATTAGGCGGAGGCAAAACCTTAGCAGACGTAGAAAGAGCAATTCAGGGTAAAGGAGTTGCTGGTGGTAAGACAGCTGCTACTGCAATTGATATTGCAACTGAAAGCAAATATAAAATGGATTCAAGTAAAAAGGGATACCTTAGTGATGCTGGTAAATCTGCTGTAGTAAAAGATAATAAATTACAAGCAGGACAGTATTTTACTTATGCTGGAATGGATTATTATGTAGATAAAAATGGCAATGCGGTTAGAATGGGTGCACATAAAGTAACTGCTGATTCAAGCGATCCATATAAAGCAAAGGGCGGACTAATAAAAGGACCAGGAACAGGAACTTCAGATTCTGTATATATGCCAGGATCAATGGGATATGCAAGAGGTGGAGCATATGTTTCTAACGGAGAATTTGTAACAACGGCTGCTAGCGTCAGATCAATAGGAAATGATGCCATGAATTTAATGAATAGATTTGGTGCAAATGGATTAATGGCTGCTGCACTTGGTAAACTTAAGTTTAATACTGAAGGAAATGGCATGCAAATGCATGACATGAAATCTGGAACAAATGGTACAATTTCTATAGTACAGAATATATATCCATCACCAGGAATGGATATGGATGCTTTTGCTAAAAAGGTTGTAGATTTATCTGTAAAAGCTGTTGGACAAAATGCTAAAATTAATACTAAGATGTCAGGAATTAATAGGACGGTTAAAATATGACAATTTATTTGCCAGTAGGATCACTTCTATATATTAATACTGGAACAATTTTAAACCCAATATGGCAAAAAATTACCGAACATAATCGCTCTCCATTAACCATAGATAGCTCAAGAATTGAAAAAACTCAAAGAATGTCAAACGGTACATTAAGAAAATTATTTATTGCGGATAAAACTACATTATCTACTAGTTGGTCAACTGTTCCATCTAATTCTACTCTAACAGTTGATGGTGGCTGGGGAGCAGAAGACTTAAGGTCTTTTTATCATGGCGCAGGAACTGGTACATTTCAAGTTAAAGTTTCTTATAATTTAACAAGAAATAATATTTATTTAGTATCATTTACACAATTTTCAATGACATTGGCTAAGCGAAATGTTAAAGGCAAAACGTCAGACGAAGCACAGGAGTTTTGGGACATCAGCCTAGGCATGGAAGAAGTATGATTTCTGCAACTTCTACAACATTAACGCAATTAGAAACATCTCAATCTGTTATTGCAGCACCCTCATGTTTAATTGAATATAATATGAATGAGCTTATTGATGGTGTTACCATAACAAATACAGGTGGGAATACGCAAACTCCTGCGGGAGATACAACTCCATTTCTTAAACTTTTTCCAATAACAACTATTATTGATCCAAGAAGACCAAAATCTGGCGGAATTAAATATTTTATAATGAACTCATCTGTAACAGAACCAACATTGGCATATTCAACTTCATCTACAATGCCGTATAGACTCTACTACCCAGGAGATAAAACTGTATATAAATACTGGATAAGCAATCGAGCATCAGGGAATACTTTAAATAATGCGAATATAACTGTGTCTTATCCGCAAGCTAAAACTGCTGCAACAAATAAAATAGTAATTAAATTTGAAGTTTCCCACTCAAAGCCAACAGCATGGACAATAAGTTTAAATGGAACAACAATATCTACAAATGCCGTCGTGCCAAATTCTGGCGTTGTTGAACTTTATTATAATGGATTAACATGGTCTACTACAGCTTTTACAACTCCAACTACGCCAGTAGCAATTACTTCATTAAATGTTAATGTAACATCAATTGATGTTGCTAATTCATATCTTGGAGTTATAGAAGCTTCAGCTAGATACGTTCAAAATGTAACAAATTATTTATCAGGGTTTACGATTACTAAACAAGCTTCAAATGGAACTACTCAAATAATGCCAGTAGGAGATGTTACATCTAATTCATTAAGTTTAAATTTAACTTGTTATGATGGTACTGGATTTGATTATGATAAAACTTTATCTTTTAATAGTTCAAAAATTAATTTATTTAAAAATATAAAAGTTATTCCATCAATTATTTTAAATCAAACAGATGTTATCCCACAAGGAGTTTATTATGTAGATTCTTCTACATTGTCAGAATTTGGCGACATAACAATTACTGCTTTGGATGGAGCAAAATATTTACAAGAAATAATTACACCAGATATTCTTATTGAAAATTCTAATTCACAAGCAATTATTAGAAGATTATTAGATGGAGTAGGATTTACTAATTATAACTTTAATACCACTACCACAGACTCTTCAACAATATCTCCTTATTATTGGTTTACAGACGATACAAAAACTGTATGGCAATTAATTCAAGATTTATGTAAAGATACACAAATGATAGCTTCATTTGATGAATACGATATTTTGCAATTTTATACAAGAGAATGGCTATTTAATAAAGATCAACTAACCAATTATATGTTTAGGCATGATAATAAAGATCCTTTTTTAGCAAATATTGTTTCTTTATCAAAAGAAGATGTACCGTCTTCAAAAGCTGTAAAAGTAAATTATAACGCTTGGTCCAACAGTGCATATTCTAATTCATCTGATCCACTGTATCAGCAACCAATAACATATTTAGGAGCAGGTGCGCTAACTCAATCCCTTTTACAATTTGCTCCCGCAGAAACTAACGCACCATCAGGTGTAATTCATTTAGAATATATTCCAGAGTTAGATAATTCTTTTTCATCAAAATCTGGATATGTTGTAATTAATCATGAGATTATAGAATATGATGCTGTTCAATATCAATATATTGATTTAAATGAATACACAGCAGCAAAACAAAATTTTATTAGCACACAGCAAGGTCAAGTTGTTTATCCTAAAAATGTTTGGATAACAGCTGATATCGATTTAGCAAAATATCAATCTTTATCTAAACCAATGTCTTTTAAAGCTACTGGTAATTTAAGAATTAAAACAAGAAATGCATTTAATATTTTAGATAGCATGTCCACACCTTATGCATCTGATATGACTCACACAGTAGATGTAGCATCAATTTTAAACAAATGGACTACTCATTTATTGGATACTAAAGCTCACACACTAACAGATGCAAATAATTTAATTTCTTTAGATTCTGGTGATTCATCTAATAATATGGTTCCAAAATCATTTTTATGTATTAAGCCACCTACCAGCGGAACACATACAATAGCAACAACAACAGCAAAACTCACTGGATCAACTTCCTCATATGCACTAGGCACAAATATGTTTTTTCCAGTAACATACGATAAAAATGGTAAAGCTTCTGGCGTTCAAACGTCAATTGGATGTATTGCTTTTTCATTAAGTTCTGATTTTAAAACTGGATATATATTAGAAATAGGAACTCAAATTAGTGCTTCAAATAAAGATTTAGCTACAAGGGCAGTTCAATTATATAGAATTGATAATGGAGTTAAAACAGTATTAACTGATTCTCAAAAAGATCAAAACTCCTCTATTCAAAATATTTATGGTGGCTCTTTATATAAAATAGATATTAAAGCAGAAAGAGCTTTAAACACTAAAGGTAAATATGTAACAGCTTTTAAAATAATGATAAATAATGCTTTAATAACTGCACAAGATGGAACGGCAACAGGATTAATAGAATCTTTACCAATAACAAATTATATTGGATTAGGATCAATGTCTGGCAATGCTTATTATGATTATGTATATTCATTACCTATAACGGATACTCAATTTAAAAGTAATGATACATATAATTTATATGCTGGATTTTTAGGAAGCAATTCTTATTTAGTTCAAAAATTTGGTAAATTTGTTTTAAACAAAGGAACTGAAATTCAAACCGCTGCGTACTTAGAAGAATTCGGCCCAGTGGCAAGAGAATTAAAATATATAGAATCTAAATACACCTCTAGACCAGGAATACCTAAATATGCAATCGTTACTTTAAACCCTAATGTAACTTTAGTTGGATCATCATTAGATTCATTTGGAATGAAAGCATATGTTTTAAATAATACTTCTGCTCCAATTGCTTTGGCAGATGATACCGTTAAAAGATTTACAGTAATTGGAGATTCAATAAATCCTGGGGATACACTCACATATTTAGACCCAGCATATTCTGGAGTAATTGCACAAGACCAAATTGCATTTGATTCTCTTTGGATACAAAAAGAAACAGAGGCCAAAGCTCTTTCAGATTGGATGAAAACTCAATGGTCAAAACAACAGGCGGTTATTACAATGGAAGTATTTGGTAACCCACTTTTACAAATTGGTGATATTGTAGAAATATCTTATTTATCTAATAATTTATATTCATCAGAGGATACAGTTCCAACAGGATATTCTATATCAAAATATATTGTTTTAGATGTAACTCAAGTTTGGCAAGATGGTTTAACGACTAATATAGTTGCTAGGTCGATTTATATTTAAGAAAATGGTAAAATATTAAAATGGTCAATAAAATAAAACCTTCACAAATAACAACCCCACCTAAAATTCAATTAGCAGCGGGAAGCAATTTAGCTGACGTTTTAAAGCCAGAGCATTATGAATTAATGAATCCGTATGACTTTCAGTCAGACGGACAACTTGGAGCAGTACCAGCAGACACTCCTGCTGTGACACCACCAGAAGATCCAACTAATCTTGATGTACCCGATAACCCAGATGTTTTAGAATTAGATGCACCCGATTTAGCAGATATTATTTCTGCAACAGCAAGCAAGTACACAGATCTTAATGGTGTAGATAAAGTAAAAGTAGTTTTTGTAGTTAGAAATCACGTAGGGGCCTCAGTCGTTGGGGTTAAAGGATCTGGGGGATAAAATGAATTTAACTGGAACGTATATAATTTATCAAAATGGAAAAGAAGTTGCACGTCAATCAAATTTATTAACTAAATTTGGAAAAAGATTTTTAACATCATATTTAGCTGGCTCTGTTAATTTTAACGAAAAAGATATTGCAGTTGGTATTGGTGGTCCATTACTAGATGGCGGTACTTCAACGACAGCTAATGATACTCAATTAGATTTTGAAATTTATAGGTCAGCAGTTAATTTGGGAACTATGGATATACAAACAGATTCACTTACTGGTAACTCAACTTATGCTGTTGTATATAAAACAACTATTCCAAATGATATTGTAGGAACAATTTCAGAGTTGGGATTATTTAATACAACCACTCAAGGCAATACGGATTACTCTAGCAGATATGTAAGTACATTTGAAAATAATTTATATTGGTTAGATGATTCAGGAAACCAAGCAGTTACAGTAACTACACCAAGTCCTTTAATTGGAAATCTTTGGTTTAAATTAAATCCATTAGCATCTCAATCATCTAAGTACACAGTTAATACCACATTTGATTTGTCTGGGTATTCAACAAATGATAGTTTAACTTTAGCATTTAACCAACAAGATTTAAATCTTGATTATATTTTTGTAAGATTTTATAGTTCATTAACTTCATATTATGAGGGCAGATTCCCAGCAAAATCTACCACTGGAAATAAATTAAGTAAATTAAGCCTTAATGGTTTATATAATTCTGGATATAATTCAGGCACACCAGATGCAACATCAATTATTAAAATATCTATTGGAGCTGTAGCAAAATCTTCTGGCAGTACTGTTGTATTATTAGATGGCCTCAGAGTAAATGATGAGGATGCATTTAGCACAATTTATGGAATGATAAGCCGTTCAGTGTTATCTACACCAATATCAAAACCATATGGAATTTCAACGGACATAGAATATAGAATAGGGCTGACTTTCTAACATGCTACCAGCAATAGATGGAGGAAACGCTGCCTCTGCTAACACACCAGACCTAAGCAAAACTACATCTGCTGGAAATAATGCTGCTTCTTTGCAATCTCAAGATTCTTATACTGTAACAATAGATAATCTTCAAGTAAAATTATTTGCTAAATATGGATTTACATTTTCTTATTTATATCAAGATCCAAACGGGATAATTGAAGGCCCAAGATCAGCAACATATTTTTTATCGTACAGCCCACCAAATGAATGCACAGAACCAACTAATGTTGTTGTTACACAAGGCATTGGTTCATATGGAATTAAATGGGATAAGCCAAGTTTTGGAACTTATGTAGATACAATTATTTACGAAAGCCCAGATGGAATTTTTAATGATAGCTCAAAAGTAGTTTATATTGGAACGGCAAATCAAGCTGTAGTATTAACTGGCACCGACTATACCACAAGATATATTAAAGTTTATTATAGAGATAAATATCTACACAAATCTCCTAATGGAACTGTTGCTGGTCCCATATCAGGAAAAAATTCTGACCCAGATACATCAACGCCACCATCCGCACCAACAAGTGTAAATGCACCAACAGCATTTATAGATGCAAATGATAAAAGTGGGTTTAGTGCTGGAGTTACTTTTAGCTGGACAGCAAATACAGATTCAAATACTTCGGGATACGTACTTAGATGGACTACGCAAAATCCAATTACAACACAAAATCCTATTTGGGAATATGGGCAGGTAGAAGGAAAAACCACTACTTCATTTACAGTCAAAGGCCTTGTACCAAATACCCTCTATTATTATCAGGTTACCGCTAAGAGCCCTTATAATGCTCTATCGTGGGTCTCCCCATATAATGGCACATTCGGTCCCGTAGTGGACCCCAGCGCCCCTTCAGACGCATGGGCACAATTAAAGTCTATTTTATCTATTGGTGGTAAAACGGCAGACCTATTTAAAATAGGAACTGGTATAACTCAAACTATAAATAATTCAATAACAACAACTCCAACAATGACAGCATCATTGCCATGGAGCGGAATAATATTAAATAAATCTACAACTGATCAAGGAAATAATTATTGGTTAAATACTGGACAATTTAGAGTTGGAAGCTCATCTTCATTTTTATATTGGGATGGTTCAAATCTTTATACAACAGGTAAAATAAATGCAACTGGCGGATCCTTTACTGGGGATGTACAATTAAATGGAGGATCGTTATATACAGGTCCAACTCCAAATAGCGGGGCTAGAGTAAGATTTAATAGTGGCGGTATTTATGGATATGATTCTACAAGTACAAGTATTTCAACAGGACAAACATTTATGTTAGATGCTTCTACTGGATTAATATCTGCACAAAAAGGATCTATTTCTGGCTGGTCAATAGATGGAACAAAATTTTCACAAAATGGTGCAACAATATCTTCTACTGGATATTTATCGTTAGGCGCAGCAGCGTCAGATCAAATTGTTTTAAGTGCAGTTGATACAAATTATAGACTCTGGATTGGTAATAATAATGGAACTTATGGATCATTTAAAGTAGACAAAAATGGTGTGCTTTATGCACAAGGCGCACAAATAAGTGGAAATATTGTTATTGGTTCTGGTGCCACTTTGGATGCAATTGTTGCAGCACAATCTACTGCAAATTCAGCAAGTGGCACAGCCTCATCTGCATCTACAAAAGCAGATAATGCAAGTGCTGCTGCTGTTTCGGCTACTACAAAAGCAGATAATGCAAGTGCTGCTGCTGTTTCGGCTACTACAAAAGCAGACAATGCATTTACTGCAGCTCAAAATGCTTTGCCATCATCTAGTTTTAACAGAGATGCAATTGTTCAATATATAAATAGTACAAGTATTAATCCTACAAATACTACAACTATAGAGGGTGGATTAATAAGAACTGGAACAATATCTGCAAATGCAGTGGTAGCAGATTTTATTTCCGCCTTTTCTATTGATGCAACTAAAATTACTGCTGGAACTCTTACTGGACAAACTCTTTCTGGAGGAACAATATCTGGAGGATCAATTTCTATAGGTTCGTCTGGATCAGATTTTCTTCATACAAACTATCCTAGATATTCACCAACAACAACCTACCTGGGTCCTTATTATGGTTTAGGTATAAATGCTATAGCTATGATTAGTGCTAACACTTCTGGCGTAATAAGTAATTGGTATCCCTATTTAGATGCTGAAAGCAATTTAGGATTATCTTCTTATAGGTGGGTAAGACTGTATGCAACAACAACTACAATTTCAACATCTGATAAAAGACTTAAGAATGATATTCAGCCTACAGATTTAGGATTAAACTTTATTAAAGATTTAAATCCATCTAAATTTAAAATGGTATATAAACAAGATGTTCCTTTAATGGACGGAGAAAATGTAGTATTAGATGCCGATGGAAGCCGTGTTATAAAAGAAACTATTTCTAGAGAAGGAACAAGATATCATTATGGCTTGGTAGCACAGGATGTAAAACAAGTTTTAGATAACCATGGAGTCGGAGATACTTTTGCAGGCTGGGCTTTAGATGATCCAGCAGATCCAAATTCAAGACAGGGCCTTGCATACGAAGATTTTATTTCTCCATTAATTAAAGCTGTACAAGAATTATCAAATATGGTAGAATCATTACAACAAGAAGTATCCGAACTGAAAGGCAAATAATGGATAAAGCAGAATTAGTAATTCAAGCATTACAAGAGCGTATTGGTCAACTTGTCTCAATGTATGAGACAAACATGGCAATTCTTCGTGCTGAAATTACGCAATTAACAGATCAATTAAATAACCAGGAAGTTCCAGCGGAACAACCAAAGGAGTAAAAATGGTACAACTAACACCAGTTAATATTAATGATGGAGACCCAGTAACAGCAGATACAATTAGAACTATTATTAATAATGTTCAGTTGGTAGCTTTAGGAGACACATCCAGCGGAGTTACTATTGGAGATAGTCTGGGAAATCAAAGTATTATTCCTAAAACATATAATGATACCCTTGCTTCATTAACAGCTAAAATTGCTGTAGATAAAATTAAAGGTTATACTAATACCGTATCTTGGGGAAAAAATAAATTTACTACCGCACCTGTAGTTACTGCAAATTTACAATTTACAAGTTCCAGTCCAGCAAATTATAAATATACTGTTGCAATAGGTTCAGTTACAACCAGTGGATTTACATATTATGTAATTCCATGTGCACCAGTATCCAATTTATCGTGTTTTCTTTCTTGGATAGCCGTAGGAACATTTTCCGCAATTTAAGCATTGACAGTTTATATTAATATGTTACAATTATTGTAACATCAAAGTCACGCCTTCGTGACTTTTTTCGTATTGAGGTATTTAATGAGCAACGATTTAAAATGGATGTTGTCATCCGATCAGCAATTCCCATATCAAGATGATAAAATGATTGCTTTATGGTTTAAAGTTATGAAGTGGTTTAAACCAGATGTCGTTGATTACCTTGGTGATACAGATGATCAAGCATGTTATAGCAAGTATACAGAAGGACGATCAGCAGAATTTTTAAACCTTCATAAAACAGACAGCAGAGATCTTATTGTTCCAATGATGCGTCATGAAGCAAAGGGTGCAAGAGATTTTTATACTAAAACAAGAGAAATGCTTCCAGATGCACAATTGTTTTCAGCATTAGGAAATCATGATGTTAGAATTTTTAATTATGTAGATGCAAAACTTCCTGATTATATTAATGAAGTTACCCCAGAAGCTCTTTGGGGATTAGATTCGCTAGGGTATGAATACATTTATTATGATGAATTACCTAAGCGTCGTTTTGGAGATATCCACGTACACCACGGGCTTTCAATTGCAGCAACAGGGTCAGCAAGAAAAGACATGGAAGACATGCAAGTGTCTTTAATTCGTGGCCACTCACACAGAATTGCTTCTCACATGGTAACTTATGAACTTAGAAATAACGGAGAAGGAGAAACTCTTCGTGGATATGAGATTGGTCATATGTGTGATGAAAAGGGTCCAGGAATGAAATATACACAACATCACGATTGGCAAAAGGGTTTTGCAGTTGCACATATTGTAAATGATTATCCTCATGTTCAAATGATTCATGTATCACCAGACTATTCTTGTGTTGTAGATGGAAAGCTGTTTACTTTATAATGTGGTGTGGAAAATGTAATGGCAGAGTTTTTGTAGATAGAGTTTTTTCACAAAAACTACATATGGAACTTTTCTGTATAATGTGCGGAAAACGCTGGATGTGCAATAAAGAAACGAGTGCTTTCGGGAAATGGCTGGAATCAAAAGAAACGGCAAATCAAAAAGCTTACGGTATTTCTTCTTAAACGATAAAATACATAAAGTATTAAGTGTATCAAGATCTAAAGATGAACTTATTGCTTGGTGCTACCCAGACCATAAAAGAGTTTTGTATGCCTATTCGCAGGTACGAAAAAATATGGAAGAAGCTTATTCTGTAGTACAAGTTGGTAAATTATTAGGTAGACACAGAGTAACAATTCAAGACTATATTCTTGATGAAAAAATTGCAACTCCAGCAAAAATATATCCAATAGGAGATTTTGAAAATAAAAATTGGTCTAAATATATGTTTAAAGAAAAAGATATATTAGATTTACATCAACATATATTAGATTCAGGACATTCTTTAGAGCTTCCATCACGCACAGAATTATTGGGGCTTCTCAAACACAATTTAATATTGTATACTAAGACAGAAGATGGGAAGTTCGTACCAGTATGGAAGGCGGAGTAATGAGCAGAATGGTAATATGTTCAATTTGTAAAAAAGAATGGGAACTTCGTTGGGGTATTTTTGCACACGATAGTTTATCTAGGCACATGAAGGCGGACCACAAATGACAACAAGAGTTAAAATAGACTTATCATTTACTAGAAATCTTGGTAATTATGAAAGTATTAAAATAGGCGTAGGCGTTGAAGATGATGTTCGTCAAGGAGAAACCGTCGATGCTGCAACAGAAAGAGTTTATGCTTTTGTTGAAAACAAATTAATTTCTAAAACCCAAGAGGTAGAAGAAGAGTTAAAGAATGGCAAATAGCAGAGAGCCATATATACTTCTTACTTTATATCAAAATTTATATAAAGATAAATATACTAGAGCCCTAACAATTAATAAATTTCGTGAAAAATGGGCTATGCAAGATGTAATTGATAGTGTAGGATTTGATCGTGCAAAAGAATTAATAGAATATTATTTTGAGTTAAATAAGAATGGTCATCCATTACAATTTTTCTTTTATAATTTTGACAAAATGGATTCTTTAAAAACAGAAATTGAAAAAGATAAAGAAAAGCGTCGTTTGTTATTGGAAGAAACGAAAAAGATGGTAGAGCAAGGCGGTATAGAATGAATACAGAAGCAGAATTAATTTCAGCAATATGTAAAAATAAAGATATTAGCACTTTGCTTGCTGACAATGTTGATGATTTATTTACCTCTCATAAAGATATTTGGGATGGGCTTAAATCATATTATTATAAATTTAAAGCCGTACCAGAAGCTGGTATCCTTCAGGAAAAATTTAAAGATTTTGAACCAGTCGATGTTAAAGGACAAACTGGATATTATTTAGATACTTTAAAAAATGAATTTCTATCTAGTAAGCTAAAAAATATTATTTTAAAAAGTGGTTCTGCATTAAAAGAAGATGCTGCGTCAAGAGTTCTTGAGAAGATGCAAAGTGAACTTGCTGGACTTAGTAGGTTTACAAATAATGTTAGAGATTTAGATATAACGGATGCCGATGCTGCTATTAGGCATATGGAATTATTGCGTGTACGTTCTGCTGAAATGGGCGGGTCCCCAGGAATTAAAACTGGATTTGATGCTATTGATATAGCTTACCCGACTGGTATGGCGCCAGGACATTTAATTGTTGCAATTGGTTGGCCAGGTAAAGGTAAGACATGGTTTACTTCTTATTTAGCATGTAAGGCTTGGGAACAAGGATTTAAACCAATGATTGTTTCCCTTGAGATGTCCCCTGAAAATATGCGTGATCGCATTTATACAATGTTGGGTTCTGGTTTATTTAAAGCTTCAGATTTTTCTAAAGGAGATATTAATATTGATGATTTCCGTTCATGGTCTACAAAAAAGTTTGCAGATAAAAATAGTTTTATTCTTATTTCAAATGAAGGCAATACAGAAGTTACACCAGCCACAATCCAAGGCAAAATAGATCAGCATAAACCAGACCTAGTTATTCTTGATTATCATCAATTATTTAATGATAATAAAAGAAGCAACTCTGAAGTTGAAAGAAATAGAAATGTTTCTCGTGAATTTAAAATGCTGGCGGTATCAAATAATATTCCAATTATTGATATTACTGCTGCAACAGCCGACGACGTATCAGATCAAGAAAACCCTCCAATGATGTCGCAAGTTGCTTGGTCTAAAGCTATTGAATACGATGCAGATATGGCTATGGCTGTTCATAGATACCCAGGAACAAATATGATTGAGATTGTTTCAAGAAAAAATCGACATGGGCATGAGTTTGGTTTATACTTAGATTGGGATATCAACCGTGGTATCGTAAAAGAAATTTATGAGAATCCTTTCCAAAATAATGAATCACAAACAGATAAAAAGATTCCAAGCAAAGGTTAACTTTAGAGACGATTCAGACATGATCAGGGTTAGGGCACAATATGAAAGCCTATTAACTCATGATATGAGAATCAAAGGCTATGTTAGGGTACTTGACATAGATACCAATTTTTCGGTAGAATTTGACGGAGAAACTTGGGTGTTCTTAATGACACTCTATGGAGTATATGTAGGAAAGAAGAAAGCATGGCAGTCAGAGGGAATTACGCAAGGAAAACTGATACCGCTCAATATGCTCCAGAGCATATAAAGTCTATAGTAAAAGAAATTGGACTTGATGTTGCGGGAGAAACAGATATTGAAATATCTTTTTATTGTCCATTTCATTCAAATAGACATAGTGCAAGTTGTAGCATAAGTAAAACAACTGGTGCATGGCTTTGTTTTAATCCATCATGTGGAGAAACTGGATCAATAACAGAATTAGTAAAGCGTATACTTCATAAAAATGATTTTCAAGCAATGCGATTTATTTATTCTAAAGAAACAGAAATGTTATCAAATTTTGACGAAATGTTAAATGATGTATTATCCGATAAACCAGATTTTGAAGAATTTCCTTTAGATACATTAAATAATTTACATACCGATTTAATTAATAGTCAAGAAGCTCAATCTTATTTTAATTCTAGAGGAATTAATTTAGAGTCCATAAATCATTTTGATTTAGGATACTCTCCTAAAATGAACATGGTCACAGTGCCAGTACATAGTCCAGATGGAACACCAGTTGGATTAGTTGGAAGATCAATCTTAGAAAAAAAGTTTAAGAATAGTACAAATTTGCCTAAAAATAAAACCATGTTTAATATACACCGTGCTAAAAAAATTGGTGATACTGCAATTATTGTAGAGTCAAGCTTTGATGCAATATTAGTTCATCAAGCTGGATTCCCAAATGTTATTGCAACGCTTGGTGGCCACCTATCCTCAGAAAATATTAATTTAGTCAATAGATATTTTAATAAAATAATTATAATGACAGATTCTGATTTAGCAGGCAGAGAGCTAGGCAATAGCGTTGTGGCTAGATTAAAGAATAAAGACCTCTTGTGGGCTTCTTATACTTATGGTAAGATATATCCACATGATGCAAAAGATGCAGGAGATATGACCGAAGAGGAAATTAAATCTTGCATTAAAAATGCGGTATCCAATATTGAATATCAGTCTTGGGTTCGTGATAAAATATAAATACAGATGGATATATACCATCAACTATAGAAAAGAGGATACAAATGGGTATCGTTAAAGGACTAAAAGACCTAAATAAGGTTATGGATAAGCCTTCTTATTCAGAAAACGATGGAACAAAAGCACGTTGGGCAAAACTTGAAGATGCAGAAAGCGTTAAAATTCGTTTCTTACAAGAGCTAGATCCAGACTCACCAACGTATAATGAAAAAGCTGGGCTTGGATTTATTGCAGTAGAACATACTAATCCAAAAGATTATCGTCGCAAAGCACTTTGTACAATGGAAGATCAAGGAAAGTGCTATGGTTGCGAACAACACCGCAAAGATTATAAAGCGGGATGGAAGGGCCGTTCACGACTTTATATTAATGTTCTTCTTGACGATGGTAAAGAAGATCCATATGTTGCAATTCTTTCACAAGGATCTAGCGGTAAAACAATTACGCCTACACTTATTGAGTATGCTGGCGAAATGGGATCTATTACTAATCTTATGTGGCGCATTAAGCGTTCGGGAACAAAAACAGATACAAGTTATACGATTATTCCTTTACAAAAAGATGAAGTTGCATTTGATTCTGCAGCAGTTGGACTATATGATTTAGAAACAACTGCAGTACGTGATTTGCCTTATACAGAGCAAGAAGCATTTTTTGCTGGCGAAGGCGGACATGCCGTAGAAGAATCTTCTTCTACAAGTAGCAATTTAGACTGGTAGCGGTCCCAAGGGGGCAGCAATGCCCCCTTGCAGGCCCGAGTAGCCCAGTGGCAGAGGCAGTGGACTTAAAATCCATACAGCGTGGGTTCGAATCCCACTTTGGGCACATGATAAAGAAAACGGCGGAAATGATTAATTTAGAAATCCCAGATCCATTTACAACCTTTCGTATGAAAAAATATGCGGAACAAAAAGGCGGATACCGTTATGATTTTTTTAGTGGAGAATGGGATATGAACTGTGGGTGCTGTAATGAATTATTAACTGCACCAAATAAAAAAACTATGATAAAGATTAGACTTTATCACACTAGAAATGAATGTCTGGGTGGATGGTAATGAGCTTTACTCATTTACATGTTCATTCATATTATTCATTGATGGATGGTCTTAATTCACCAAAAGAATTGTGTCAAGCAGCGCTAGATGCTGGTCAAACATCCATCGCAATTACAGACCATGGAACATTGGCATCACATAGAGAAATGCAAATTGCTGCAAAAGAATTAGGGATTAAACCAATCCTTGGAGTTGAAGCTTACATATCTCCGACAGATAGATTTGATAGATCATCTAAAACTGATAAATCAATTCAAGCTTATAATCACATTATCCTTTTAGCTAAAAATAAAAAGGGATTAGAAAATATTAATATTCTTCAAGAGCTTGCTTGGAATGAAGGGTTTTATCACAAGCCACGTATTGATAAAGAAATTTTGTTTGAATATAAAGAAGGGATTATAGTTCTTTCTGGATGTTTAAATGGTCTTATGAGTAAAGCAATTGAAAAAGGTGAATTTGGAGAAGCTAAGTTGATGCTTAGTTCCTTTAAAAAAGAATTTGGCAAAGATTTTTATGTCGAAGTTCAATCCCATAACCCAGCGGAAATAAATTCAAAGCTTCTTGAATTGTCCGATGAACTTAAAATTAAAGCGGTTGCAACAGGAGATGCTCATTTTGCTAAAGAAGAAGATAGAATTTTAGAAGAGGCATTGTTAATTCTTTCAACATCCCCCAAAGCGGATAAAGATTCAGATTTTGACATGTCTAGAAACATTAAAGATATGCTAGAAAGATTTAATTATTTATATCCTGATCGACGAATTTCATTTCAAGATTATAATTTATTTATTCAATCTCGTTCTGAAATTGAAACAGATTTTAATTCTGCTGGAATTACTAGAACAGATATATATACAAATACAACTGATATATCAGATCAAATTGAAGAATATGATTTTTATCAAGGACTTGACCTCCTGCCAGTACCAAAAACAGATGCCGATGAAAAGCTACGAGAGTTGGCTGAAAACGGCTTAGAGAGGCTTCAGAAGGCTTCAGATGTGGTCTACAGAGAACGTCTTGACGAAGAATTGTCTATTATTGCTTCAAAGAATTTTGCTTCTTATTTTCTTGTTGTTGGGGATATGATTAATTGGGCAAAAGAAAATGATATTCGTGTAGGCCCAGGCCGTGGCTCTGCAGCAGGTTCATTAGTTTGCTATGCCTTGGGAATTACTGATGTAGATCCAATTGAATATGATTTATTGTTTTTTAGATTTATTAATCCAGAGCGTAACGATTTCCCAGATATTGATACGGATTTTGAAGACCGTCGTCGCAAAGAAGTCAAAGATTATTTAAAGAAAAAATTTAAACATGTGGCTTCTATTTCTACTTATACTTATTTTAAAGATAAAGGAGTTATTAGAGATGCTGCCCGCATTTTTATGGTTCCATTGCAAGAAGTAAATCGTGCATTAAAATCAGTAGATACATTTGAAGACTTTATTGATTCACCAAATACAAAAGAATTTAGA